ACATAAGAGTATGAATAACAATTTTATTACACATTAAAACAGCATCTGTAATTTTAGGAAGATTAATATCATAATGTTTCAAAACATTCTTAATAGGTATTTTAATACACTTAAAATAGTCATCAGGAGGTTTGTCTTTAATATTACTCATCTATCAGCATATATCTTTTTATTTTTCGTGTATCCGTGTATTCTACTTTAATATATTAAATTATTCTTAAATGGTTTTTAATAAAAATTGATGATGTTATGTTATACTTAGTTATTTTTAACTATGGACATAGAACCTATTATACCATTTGGGAAATATAAAGGGCAACCTATTACAACATTATTGGCTGATACTAAATATTTAGAATGGTGTAAGCAACAAGAATGGTTTAAAAAGTTTCCTATTGTATATAATATATGTGTAAATCAAACAATAGTCAATCAAAATGAAAATAGTAAGACACCAGAGCACAATAAAATACAAAATTTATTTTTAGAAGAAGAAAATGTTAAAAACTTTTTAGTAAAAGTATTCAAATTAAAATTAAATCATTTATATATTGATACTAATCCTAAATATAGTGTTAAATTTGAAAAACAATATAATTGGGATTTATTCATAGTTCGGATTGACTTTTGGTATTGCAGTTGTCCTCCTGATGATGACGATTTTAAGTGTGTTTGTAAAGAACATAATAATTTTATAAAAAGATATAATATACCAAAAAACGAAGACCAGTATCATAGAAAATACACAGAAAACATTTATTGTGAAATCAAGCCTTTACTTGGCGATGATTATCCATGTGTTTTGAGAAAAATGAATACGCAAATAAAATTAACAGAAAATTTTATATCTATTGAAAATGAAAAAATAAAAATATCTCATCAAAAAATCGAAAATAGACGATATTATAATTCTTCTGTCGGATATAACTTTGATTTTCAAGAAAGTATTATCAAACCTAATTATATCCTACTCATCAAAGACTTTGCTTCTTCAACAACAACAAGAGAACAACTAATACAAATATTCAATCAATCAGATATTAAGGTAATTTTCTTAAAAGATATTACAGAAGGTGATGTGAAACTGATTGAAACAAACAAAGATAATATAAGTAAATTAAAAGAATACATAATTAATCTTGAAGAAGAAAATACGATGTTGAAAGAAACATTAAAACAATATGAAACTCCTACTTCTTAATAAATACATATCGTTTTGTTCTTATAGTTTTGTCATTTATTCTTAATGTATGTTCTGTGCTTAATATATCATAATCGTTTTTTAACATATGACGAATTATTGATATGTATGGTCTCTTTATCTTTTCGGGTGTTGATATAGCAGTAATTTTACTCATCGAAAAGAATGTGCGTATTTTAGGTAATAACCTCATTATTTTAGATTTAAGTTCATCGTCATTATCAATATGATAAAGAATAAATCCATTTTTATTATTTAATTCTAAAATATCTATTAACTCCTTCTTTATTTTACTTTGTTCGTCATCATATAACTCATTTTTTAACCGCATTATAACGCTATTATCTTATAATATATATGTTATATTCTTATGTTGTTTTATATAGTAATTTGTTCGTTATTGTTTAACATTCTAATAGCATATACAAGTTGCTCTTTTGTTATTTTATATGATATGTTAGTTCTATTATGTCTTTTTAATTCTTTACCCTCATTATATCTTTTAATCCACCTTGTTAATGATTGTTTTTTACAACCAAAAATATTACATACATAATCTAAACTAAAACTATTAGATAAGTAATATTTAACTGCTGATAATTTATAATCTTCTGTTTTATGCTTCATTATAATTACCTAATAAAAATAAATTAAGTTTTGTCTCATTTTAAATCTTCAAAGGTGTAATAGTATATAGCATATATTATTAGATGCTATAGAGATGGCTAAATATATTACTTCAAGCATCCCTTGTATTATTGCTGAGAATGATATCGAACCATCAAATATATATAAGGTTGCTACTGCAGAGTATGAACTTATCAATATGTGCTGTATAAAAGCGTTATCGGCAATGAAGAATGATAACAAGAAAATACATTTAACAATAACATCACCTCCGTATTACAATGTAAAAGACTATGTCGCTTACAAGGATTATAAGGAATACCTAAATACGCTCAAAGATGTATTTAAGTTGATTTATGAAATTACTGAGAACGGGAGGATGTGCTGTGTAAATATAAGTAATATATTACTTCCAAGAGAAAATCGTAATAGTGAAAGCACAAGGATACCTTTGGCATTCCATTTTGTGCCTTTGATGGAAGAAATTGGCTGGAAATTTATTGAAGATATTATTTGGGTAAAACCTGAAGGTGCTGCTAAAAATAGAAATGGTGGCTTTTTCCAACATAGGCAACCCGTCGCATATAAACCAAACATTATCAATGAATACATATTTGTATTTCAAAAACCTTCAAAATTCTTGATAGATAAGATTGTTAGAGGATATGATGCGATTACCTCATTAAATAGCAAGGTTGTAGATGGGTATGAAAGAACTAATGTATGGAAAATAAACCCAGAGACAAAATCTAAACATCATGCACCATATCCAGAATTGTTGGTTGATAACTTAATAAAATATTATTCATTTTGCGGAGATGTAATTTTAGACCCTTTCGCTGGCTCTGGAACAACTTTGGTATCTGCTTTCAAGTTGAATAGAAAAAGTATAGGATTTGAAATACATAGGGAATACATAGATATTTTTGAAAATAGAATAAGAGCGACCCCGAAGCAGGATAAAGATATTAGTTAGTTTTTATATTTATTCTCAGTATTTACTTTCTAATTCTATAACCCGTCTAATATAATTTAAGTTGATTAGCGGAAGGATTGGTGAGCATTCCCATAGTTGAGTTTTAAGGAATGTTTGGATATTATACTTTACGGGATACATATGAAATAGTCCCCCATAAATATCAAGCATATACCGCTGATATTTTTTAGAAAGTAATTTAACGCTATATTTTGGCAATACTATTAATAACTGAATATATGGCTCCACAAAATCATTATCAGTATTCATTGCGGCTACTTCATTCGCTATTGAATGATTTAGGATATCTTTGATTGTCGGAGGATGATTATAGGGGTAATACCATTCGCAATCGATGTTGCGCCCTTTGTAGTATGAATATACCCAATATATACCTTTAATGTAATTATTGCAGGCGTTAAACATAATCGTGGAATCAATTGATATATTGTTGTCAAATATTATCCTATAATATTCTTGTCGCCATTTGTTAGGACTATTATAAATTGTATTAATTAGCGGGTCTTTGTTTTTTAACCCATAGAAATCGCTGGCGACATTCTTGTTATCGGGTATTTTTTTCTTAATATATCTTTCGCAAATATTATGTATGTCGTCATCTTCGGTGTTCGCTAAATCTTTAAAGATATCAATGAGGCAATTGTGGTTTATTATGCCGTTATTCACTAATAACCCATTGATTTTAATAGACCTCTTAGTAGCCGATAATAGGTTGTCTATTCCATTATTTTTTAATTCTATTGTTAATAAATGCGGGATAAAGTCATTACCTAATATAGTGCAAGCGGTGCAATACGTCTCTATCAAATCGCATTTAACTACTGCTGGGTCATCAGATGTTTCATAGTCGATGCCCCAGTTCGTTTTCAATTCGCATAGTATTGCTTTGCGCAATTCTCCAATATTTAAATAATTATAGATTGTCTTGTTTGTATGGGGTTCTTTAACTTCTCTCATTAAATATATATTTTCCTTATGCGACATCAAAGATAATATGATTAGGTCTGCGTCAAGCCCGTGAATAATTATTCGGGCATCTACGGGAGCATCCTTTATCATTTTAAATATCTTGTGCTCTCCTTCGCCGCATTCATTGCTACCGCTATAAATTACTTTGTTTTGATAACTGGCGACATCATTGATATTCTTGGTAATATAGGTGTTTAATTTATCCATAAAAGCGGTGCCTGGTGTAATTGCATTGGTATCCCAAACAATATTAACATTATCCAAAGTATTTTTATAAATATTTAGGTATCTACGCTTTCTTTGCTGGAACATCTTCGCCAAAGGGGCTACGCCATCCGCGCAAATAACATATTTGTTCGCCTTGTAATTTTCAATATAATACTTTATCCTGTCCCACACACCTTCAATAATCTCTCGCTCAATAGTTGCGTTATCAGCACGTCCTTCGGTTGTGTCCTTCTGGTTTCTTATAATATCTTGCGCAACATTATGTATAATACCATTGAAATCAATACAATAAATATCCAAATGGGTCGGTTTATTGTTTGATATGATATTATTGTATTTTTGCGTAAGCGAATAAAAATAATAAGGAATTCCCATATTTATATTATTATAGCAAATATATATTTATATAATTATCATTTTTTATTTTTCTTTCTATCATATTAGAATATATAATATAATATGCCTGCTGCTACTACAACTAATCTCAGTGATGTATTTTTAGGCTCTGAGCAATCAAAATACGCGGGTATCGCTCTATTCATTACTATATTGATAATATGTTTATCAATACTCTTCACAAGCAGCAAAATACCTATTGAGCAAAGACTGCTGTTTGTGGTATTTATAATAATAATATCAATCCCCTCGATATTAATGTCTTTATTCGAACTAACTTGTATTGTTACTGGCGGAAACTATAATACCCGCTGGTGGTGCTGGCTTCTCGCGTGGGTATTAGCGGTAATGATTATAATTTATTGCATAATGATTATAATATCCCTATTCATATCTATGTCTAACTATGATTTAGCAAATGAACGTATTAGCGAAGATATCGCGAATAACAACGTTGATAACGCGAATGCCAATACTTATGCTAAGAATATAATGAAGTCCTATGAACAAGATAAACAAACTGCGCATACCCGCCACGAAATGCAAGAACAAATGCAGCCTTCGCAGCATTCGCAGCAAATACCCCAACCACCTGCACAAGAATATCAACCTCCTGTGCCTCCCCAAACACAATATCCTGTCCCTCAACAATCCCAGCATATGAATGTCAATCAAATGCATCCTTCTTCTCAAGAAAGCAACGGCGGAAGTTATACTGGGTTTGATACAACGGACAACTTATCACCTCTCGATAGCGCTTTCAATACTATGAAATTACCAATGCGACTACCAGCGAATGTTAATAGCGCCCCGCGTATGAATGATAATGTCGCCCCCAATGATGCTTCAAATATAGATAAGTTCAGCCTATTTTAGGTATTTTATATATTTGCTAATATTACTATAAATTCCTTCAATATAATCTTTGTCCCATCCCATAAATTCAAATGTATATTGAGTGTATTGTTTGGCGCGAATGCTATAGCCAGTCATATCATAACCTTCAAAATCAAACACCTCTATTTTTATACATTTTAGAAGTGCCCCCATATTTAATATGAACTCGCATTCTACATTCTGATTAGCAATAAGTGTATCTAAATTATCTTTGAGATTAAAAGGGTCGGATATAAATGTATAATTAAAAATGTCAAACATATCCTCCCCTACAATTATTTTCCACACAATAAGTTTACGAAAGTCTGTATTATTATAATTAGTAGCGTATTTAATTGCAATTAAGCGTTGTATCGACGTTGATAAAAATGTGGTAGTTGTAATTACTTTGCCTCCATATATATTATGTAGCATCATCTTGTATCTTGGGTAATTAAATCCGCGATACAAAACCATCCTTCTTTTTTTACTTGAACGAGGTTTATCAGTAACTGCGTATAACATTGGGAGTTTTTTCAAAGAATTATTTAATATTAGTATATTCTTAAGCTGTTCCCTAATAAAATTTTTGAAGTTTTTTTCGTTTAATATCATATATTTTACATAAGCCGAAACCTTCTCACTCGAGTTAGAAAATATATTGCCATCTTTTATAAACTCTAAAAGCGCAGATTTTGTGTATTGGTTGAGAAACAATTGTTGATGGTTTATTAACAAGTATGTAATAATAATATAATTTAATCTGTAGCGTCCATCACTTTCTATTAAATAAAAATAATCGTATGGGAGGTCTTCACGCTTCCATTCGAATATAAAATCAGCCATATTTATTTTTTTGCCATTTTGAGAAATCGAAGTTGCAATAGTAATCTCTCGAGAGCCATTTCGCGAAAATGAAGTAGTAGTAGTATATTTTCGCAAACTTGGGAAGTATTGTATTGTTGTCATATACTATATTATTATATACTATCTATTACAAATATATTTAAGAAATCATCAATATTATATTATAACGTGTTAATTAATAATTATGAAAAAAAAAGACGATGATGCTAAGCGGACTGGATATTTTAGACCGCAGATATGTAGGAATTGTGGTATCAACGGGCATCTATACAAGGATTGCTTGCATCCTATTATGAGTTTTGGTATTATCTGCTATAAAATTGAAAACGGGGAAATCAAGTATATTATGATACAGCGAAAAGATAGCCTATCATTTATGGAGTTTGTTAGAGGAAAATACAATCAGAATGATATTAGTTATATTAAACAACTGGTTGATTATATGACGGATAACGAGAAGACAATGATATTAGAGAATTCCTTTGAAACCATCTGGAATTATACGTGGTGCCAATCATCTCAAAATGTTTTTAAGCATACGAAAGAATATATTGAATCTAAATCCAAGTTTGACTATGTAATTAATAATATAAATTTTATAAATGTATTAAAGTCCAGCAAGGTTAAATGCAATTATTTAGAGCAAGAATGGGGATTTCCAAAAGGTCGCAAGAAAATACGTGAGAGCGATATTGATTGTGCAGTAAGGGAATTCTGTGAAGAAACACAATTATTCAAGGATGACATTCAAATAATTAAAAATATATATCCATTTCAAGAAATATTCTTTGGAACCAATAACATCCTCTATAAGCACGTTTATTATATCGCAAAAATTGTTAAGGAAAAATCAAAAATATATTTAGATAATAATTGCCTCGAGCAAGTAAGAGAGGTTAGAGATATTAAATGGCTTACGTATGCTGAGGTATTGTCGCATATTAAATATCACAATATTGAGAGGATTGAAATCTTTAAGAAAGCCCACGCGATTATAAATGAAGCATTGATTGATATAAATCTTCTTTAATCTAAATAGAAGGATATTAATGATAAAAAGAGGTGCAAAGGGCGCAAAGAATGCTGCTGGGTCTGCAGGCGTTGCTGGTGCTTCTGGCGCAGTAGCAGTCGTAGCAAAAATATGTCAAGATGGGAAAGAAATAAATCCTATAACAGGAAGATGTGTTAATAAATGCAAAGTAGGAACTATACGAAATACAACAACAGGCAAATGTGACAAAATACCAAATGGAAATAATGCTAAAAAAGGGCGACCTAAAAAGAAAACTCCACCAAGAAATAATACACCACCTAAGAAATCATCATCGCCTATAGCGTTTTCTTCGCCATTGCCATCGCCACATTCACTGCGGTCGCATCATTCACTGCATAAATCTTCGGCTGCGTCAGCTGCTTCGGCTGCTTCGGCTGCTTCTTCGCCTTCAAGCAAATCTTTTGAATTGTATTATCCTGATTTAGATGACCCTAACTTTACTATTAAAATTGCTAAAAATAAAGAATTCCTAATTCATAAAATACCCGAGTTCCCTGTCATCAATAATGTTAAAGAGTTTGACGAAATATCTAATAAATTATGTGGGAAGTTTGATAAAATGTTGTATCAGCATTTTGTTAGTCAATATATATCATATAGAACGCCTTATAAAAGTATTCTGCTATATCACGGAGTTGGCGTAGGGAAGACTTGCTCCGCTATTACAATATCAGAGGCGCTACTAAGTTCTCAGACAACTTCTGAACCGATGATTTGGGTAATTATGCCTCAATCCTTAAAGAATAGTTTCAAGTCGCAAGTATTTAATATAGACGACTTTGATACTTTTGAAAGTTTATCCAATCAATGCACAGACCACAACTATATTAAATTATTAAATATTTATAAATCTACCTTTGATAACAATAATAACAATAATAATAACAATAATAATAACAAAGGTATTAAAGAGTATCGAGAGAAACTTAAAAGCGAACTGAAGGCAATCTTAAAAACCCGCTATGATATCTTTACATATGACAGGTTCGCCAAGTATATTAATGATAATTATAGTAATAAGATTGTAGAAAACAAGGTTATTATAATAGATGAGGCGCACAATATAAGAAGCACAAATAAAAAGATAAAGGATACCTATCTGGCTTTAATGAAATGTTTGGAAAAAGGCGTAAATAATAGGCTAATATTATTATCTGCTACGCCTATGTATAATGAACCAAGAGATATTTTAGAACTTTTAAAATTATTAATTATAAATGATAAGCGATTTAAGATTATAGATACTCATAAGAAGATATTTAATAACAAGACCTTTAATATCGATGACGCGAATGTGTCAGACCTTATTAAAAGTTTGTCCAGCACATATATTTCTTACTTAAAAGGCAAGAACCCATTCACATTTGCTTTAAAACTAAATCCAAGCAATAGCGGTATTAAGGTATTAGAAAGCGCCCCTACAAAAGACCTTAATAATAAATTAATAAGCAAAGAAAATCTCAAGTGGTTTCAAAATATAGATGATGATATTGTAATATCCAAGTTAGGTGAAGCACAAAAGAAGATAATAGACAAACTTGAGAAATTAGATATTAGCGACGACGACATAGATGGCGAAGAAGAAGATGGTGGAGACGACGACGCAAAGCAAAACAACAATATGAAATTACTGCAACCGATGAATATTGTGTTTGATACTGACATAGGCATCAAGGGTTTTTATAATTTTTTTAGTAAAACTAAGGATACTGACCCAATTGAATTAAAATATGTGGATAAATACAAAAATGCTCTAATGCCTGATAAAGACAATGAACATTTAGGGAAATATTCAGGGAAGTTTTTAAATGTTTGCGATTTTATTCGTAAATCGAAGGGGATTGTTGTAATATATTCGCGATTTCTATTATCTGGAATAATCCCTATAGCAATATGCCTCGAACACTTAGGATATACTCGCGAAGGCACTAATAATATCTTGAAAAACGCCGATATTGTTAGCGATAAGCCCGTATATGATGGTATAACGAACCCTAAATATTGTATCCTAACGAGCGATAAAAAGGAATATATGGGAAATACTAAAATAGATGATTTAATCAAAATAATTAATAGCGACGACAATTATAACGGGGTGAAGATAAAAGTCATTCTTATAACACCTGTAGCCAGTGAAGGACTGAGTTTTTATAATACGCGCGAAATTCATCTAATAGAGCCTTGGTATCATTTCAACAGGTCTGACCAAATCGTCGGTCGCGGTATTCGCAATTGTAGGCATAATCGGCTTAAAATAGAAGACCGCAATGTATCCGTATTTATGCACGCAAGTGTCAATGATGATGATAAGCGCGAGAGCATAGATATTAATGCCTTTCGAATATCCACGAGAAAATATATTGAAAGCAAGAAAATCGACAAAATTATTATGGATAACGCGATAGACTGCCATTTAATGAAAAATATTAATTATTTCCCTAAGTCGCTCTTTAAGTTAGATAATGTTAATATAGAAACATCTCAAGGTGCCCTCATTAAGTATAATTTTGGCGATGAAGAAATATATGAGCCAAAATGCCCGAGCAACGCGGATATCATAATAAAGTCCAGCGGGTTCCGTAGTGAAATCTATAAGCATCTGCTGGCAAGTATTAAAACGACTATTAAGAATATAATTAATAATATCAGCGGCGATAACGTTCACAATATATATATTGATTTTGAAACATTAAAACATAATATGGGTGCTGATATTGACAATGATATATTAATGTATGCTATTAAAAATATAATATACCCTAACATATTTATTAATAACAAGTATATTACAAGATATAAAAATGGATTACTAATAAACAATATAGAAACCGAGAAGGCTCACAAAATAATCAGGTATAACAATGATGTATTAATAAAAACAATTGGAGACGCAAGCAATCCTAGCAGCGGAAGCAAAGGTAGCGACGATAGCAAAGCAAGTAAAGCCAGTAAAGCCAGTAAAGCCAGTAAAACTAACAAAGTAAAGGTAGGTGTAGAAAGAAAGGCATTGCTTAAAGTGATAGGCAAATTAGATATTGATGACAAAGATATTAATAAAACTACTATATCGCTATATTTAAAAATTAATGCAGTAGAATTCAAAACATTAATAAACTACATTTTAAAATCATATCCGTCGCAAGCAAATGATGAATTTGATAAGAATATTCAGTTTATATGCGAATGCTTGTATATGCAAGGTATATTAATAAAAAGCGAAGATATACCATCATATGTTGAGAACACCAATGAATATATAGGATACATAAATATGTTCAATGAAAACAGCGAAGATGACAATACTTATATTCAATATAATGAGAATGATAAAAAACTTATTAAAAAATATAAAAATTATAACGAATACTTAAAGCATATTGACGAGATACAAAAAACGCGAATAAGGAAGAACATCAAACTCTATAATACTACTACGAATACCGAGCAAAATGTCGGACCCGCTTCAAAAAGTATTAGGGAATATTTCAGTAATCGCATTAATAATAACGTGTATATACCGCAAGATATGACAGATGAAAAAACTGCGTGGGGTATTATAGTTCGCTCGAAGAATAAATATATATTAAAGTTATTCACTACAGGGGATGGCAAGAAGACGGGACGCGTTTGCGAAACTTACACCGAAGAAGACCACAACACATTTATTAATCAACTTATCCCAACTAATGCAGCGGCTAAAAAGGTAAAGATGAAAAATAAAAAGATACTATGTAGTTATATTGCAAATATATTACTAAATAAAAATAAACTTGTTCTATACCCTATGTATAAACCTAAAATATAAATAAATAAATAAATATTATACTGCACATAAGTATGCCATCCAATAATTATTTTTGAACATAACTTCTCTTTCAGACATCAACGCCTTATACCTTTCAGCCTCCAGTTGTTTTCGTTGTTCTAATAGTATCTCATCTATTACTTCTAAAACTGGCGCAAACCTTTTCTTTACTATGGTAATTCTTTGCATTCTTATGCCTTATTTATAACATTTTAATATATATTATTATTATATAAAAATAATAGCATCAATACCTCTTTGTATCTGCTCCTATACATTCTTAGCGATTGTAATTCGTCCCTTGTTTTTCTCTTTATTATATAATACAATATTATCATTATAATACACCTCTTTGTCAAGCAAGAAGGATATAAACATCGCAGTCGATTTATTCCATCTGTTATTTACTATACCAGACATCATCTCGGCGCATTTTGTCATCCCGAATATCTTCGCAAACTCTTCTTTTGATATCATAGCAACAAGGGCTTCTTTTACGTAAGCAGTCGAATTATTAAAGGTTGTTGTTTCGCTAATAATAATTTCAATCGGTTTAATTGTGGTATCCTTCTCTTTCTTTTTACTTTTAAGAACTTGATGCGATACCTGCGGCTGCATTATATCTTTGATATCCTTGCATTTAGCATTCGTATCTACTAATATGATAGGAGGAAGCATTGGCTCTTCTACGATAACCTTCACATTATGATGCAGCGGATGCTGCGAATGCTGCGAATGCTGCGAATGCTGCGAATGCTGCGAATGCTGCGAATGCTGCGAATGCTGCGAATGCTGCGAATGCTGCGAATGCTGCGAATGCTGCGAATGCTGCGAATGCTGAACGTGTTTATTGAAAATACTCTCGCTAACATCTTTCCATTCTGCAAGAGAAACATCATTTGCTGCCGCTAATTTATTATAAAGCATCTCTATCATCTTCGTATATCCTATAATTTATTTAGTATTATATATATATCATTTTTTTATGTAATTAAATAATCTTCATATGTTAAATCGTTATCTATACAAGATGTATAACTGATACTTTGCTTCATAAACTTCTTTTTCAATAAATAAAATTTCATACTTGAAGAAAACTTTTGTTTTTGATTAACAATATTGCTTGTAGCCCCGCTAATAGCATTATTGTCATTATTTGGATTGTTTGCGTTATTTAAGTCTCCACCAGCAATATTATTGGTATTCGCTCCGTCCCCTCCATCGCCGCTAACATCCCCTTCGCGACCTTCGCCGCTAACGCAGCCTTCGCGACCTTCACCGATATCGCCGCTATCGCAACAACCATTATTACAAGTGCTAAGCAATTCATCTCCAACAATCGGTTCCTTTGTATTTATACTTTCATTCAGCAGTGTTTTCATTAATTCATATTTTGAAATTTCATTTTGCGATTTGATACAGAAGGAAATATAATTATTTATTTTAAAAAGCAGTTCTTCTTCTATCCAATTGAGATTTAAAAAAATACCATTGTTATTCTTGGTATAATTAGCATTCGTATCTAATATTATTTTAAATAATTCCAAGTTCTCATTGTCTGTCAACTTTGAAACATTCGCCTGTATTGTTTTACATAAATCTATTTTATTCATTTTAAATAACAATAAGGTATATTTTTTTATATAGTATTATTCTAAATCTTCAATAATATCTATTCATAATTATTCATAATCATCGCCACCACCATATGAACCTGCATCATCAAAGTCATCGTCTAATGCCTCGTCTTCATCCAGTTCATCCATATCTTCTTCCAATTCTTCTTCTTCCTCTTCTTCGTCATTCTCGAAGATACTAAACTCGCCGCCTGTAATTTTATCATTATCATCATCGATTATAATCTTTCGCACATTATCAATTTCATCCTCATCCTCTTCCTCATATACATCATTGTCGTCCATCAAATCATCATCAACGTAAGACAAATTATCCTCTTCTTCGTCGTCGATAGAAGGGCTATCATCTTCTACTTCTTCAATTACGCTAATATCATCATCAACCTTGTCTTTAATAATTCTCCCAATTATAGAAATCATCTTATCATACAAGGTGAATTTTTTACCGCAAACAATTACATTGATTTCGTCACCAACATTAATATTGTCTATATTAACGTCTGATAGTATCCCTGAAGTAATCTTGGGAATTATCACTTCTAAAATAGCCATATCTTCGTATTTGCCTATCGCCAGTAATCCGAGATTGTTTTTTGCCTTAACAACGCATTTAACCATAGAGTCTTGCGCGGGATTACATATTTCCGCTATGCAATTTAAGTCATATGCGATATTACCATTAAAATGCGCCTCTTTAATATAACCAGGCGACCTTTTGATTACTTTAATACTATCTTTCTTAATATACCCGTGCTTACTGCAACTATTTTCAAGCGTAGATTTGATTTTCTGTAAAATCGTAGTCTCAAAAGTCTTATTTAATTCATTGGGCATCAATATAATAGTAGTATTAAATTTGATAGGCATAAACATTTTAGACATTTTAATAATCTAATTTATCTATATGAATATATCATTTTTTTTATTTATATAAAAAAATGATATATAAATCTATAATATCTATATTTATTAGATAATATATAATAATAATATGGAAATATCAAAAGATGATGCAATATTTACTATTATAGAAAATATATCATTGAACGGAGAGGAAAATATTGAAAATATTATCAAACTCGAGAATTCAGGATTATGGTCTGAAGACAACTATTATAACTTTGTAAATATAATGAGTAGCGAGGGATATGTAGAAGAAAAGGAAACTCAGACATTAAACGCATATTCTAACGATTACTTAATGACTATTAAGAGCGCTAAGAAAATATTATATTATTGCAATAATAATAATTTCAAAGATGATGAAAGATACATTAATTGGTATAACCATAGGTTGGTATCAAAAAATGTTGTGAATACCTTGTTCGATTCCACATTAATATTTTTAAATACCAAAAAAAGCAAGATAGACACCGATAGGAACCCTGTAGTAAACTGGGATAATATGCAAAAATACTTTAAAATCAATAAATGTATTACCTACACGGATACCAAGACCAACATTAAATACATCGTAAATATTTGTAAAGCACACGACCTCGATTATTACGAAGCGACCGACAAAGAATATCATATGACATTAAATAAATCCAAGATTATCAACAAGACGCAGCAATATGAGTTCTATATTGATATAACAAATACCGACAAAGATAATATACTACCAGCGATTATCAAGATGGAGCAAGCATTACATTTAAATACCTTTATAATTTCTAAAAATCAGCAATTAGAAGTTATAAGGGAATATGGGAAACTTGTTAAACCCGATATCTATACGCGAAGATATGATGAAGCGAAGCCTCCCCTATTAACACCTAAGCCTTTTACGCTTGAGCGAATGAATATGTTAAATCCAAGCGACTACGAAAATGGCTATGGTATCACGAGCATATTATCAGAATATACTGCAACCGAGAAAGCGGATGGTGAGCGATTACTAATGTATATTAATGGCGTGGGTGGCGTATATTTAATAAATAATACCCATCAGGTTATAGATACGGGTATTAAAAGCCCGAGCGAACTATATAATTCCCTCATAGACGGCGAGTATATCGCTTGTAGTAAGCGAAGGGACAATGCTTCAGTAGGGCTTTATGCGTCGTTTGATATGTATTATTATAACGGGAAGAAAATCACGCAACTTCCTTTAATTGCTAGCGGAGCCGCTTCTTCTGAGAATTTGCGTGGCAGATATGACTATTTACAGGCTACCGAGAAACTCTTGAAAAGTAAGAGCGAGTTTGCAATGGATTACATTGTAAAAGAGCATTTGTATTCGAAAGATATATTGAGTGATTGTAAAAACATCCTTACAAATATCATATATCCATACGAAATAGATGGTTTGATATTTACACCAGCGAAACTTGCAGTCTTCTCTAATTATGCGAATAAAGCCGAGCCTATTACGGAAAAACTTGGGTGGGATAAAGTATTCAAATGGAAACCGCCTGAGCAAAACAGCATAGACTTTTTAGTTAAAAAAGGTGAAAAGATTACAATCGATACTATTAACTATACTGAGTTTAAATTATACGTAGGTTATAATGCATCGCAAATAGAAAACTATACAATGAAAGATGTATTCAATTATATTTATAAGTTTAATCAGTTTAGAAATGAGATAAAGGAGAGAGAAAAATATACGTGTAGATTATTTATGCCCGAGTATTACTATGAAAAGGGGGTTGAAAGGTCATTAGTAAGGATGCTGCCTAATAAAGAGATAAGATGCGAAAATGGCGACAAGATAGAAGATGAGATTATTGTAGAATTCAATTATGACGGAAGCGAGGGTAACCCGTCGATGCGCTGGAAACCTATGAGGGTGAGAGAAGATAAGACGCGTATATATAGACAGGGTGTATTATCAAAAACGCTAAATGACTTTAGTGTCGCTTGTAATATATGGCGTTCTATTCATAATCCAATATCGCAGAATAATATTATAGGGAACGAGAAGATAATAAATAATATGGATGTTGCTGAACTAAACTCGAATGATATCTATTATTCGCGAACAATGCAAAAAGAAGCAAGGTTATCGCATCAAATGTTGGTATTCCATAATCACGGGGTTAAAGAGTATCTTTATTCTAAACCTGCTAAAAAGGGGTCTATTGTAGAATTGGCGTGTGGTCAGGGAGGAGACCTGAATAGATGGATTAAAAATGAATATCGCTTTGTATTGGGTGTGGATTTGGTTAAGAATAACATATATAGCCCTAATCACGGCGCATATGCGCGATTACTTCGCGAGAGGAAGAGGTTCTTTATAAATATGAAGAATAATAACAATATGCTATTTCCTGATATGGTTTTCGCAGTAGGTGATTGTGCTAAATCTATAAAGACGGGGGAATGCGCAGTAAGCGATGATGCATCAATAGATGACCGCGATAGTTATAATGTATTAAAAATGGTATTTAACAAAGGTAGCAAGAAGAATGATACGCAATATAACAAAATCATAGGTAGGGCAGTGAATGGATTTGACGTATGCTCTTGTATGTTCGGCATCCACTATTTCTTCAAGAGCGAGGAAATGCTTGACGGATTTTTATCAAATGTTAGCGAATTATTAAATATGGGCGGTGTGTTTTTCTGCACCTTTATGGATGGTGAGAAGATTGAAACGGAAATTGAAAATAATGGCGGAGATAAAATAGAGGGTTTTAAAAAGTTATCGAAGCGGAAAGATGACAAAGGTGAGCCAATTTGGGCTATATTAAGATGCTATGATAAAACGGATATATCAAGTTATAACAAACAAATCAATGTATTTATTGAAACAACAAGTAAATTAATCCCCGAGTATCTCGTATCATATAAGTTTTTATTAGAAAAATGTAAGGAGTTTGGCTTAAACATCAAAGAGAGCGAGATGTTCTCAGAAACCTTCAACAGGTTTAAAGGTAATTTAGATGATTTGAAAGATACTAAAGAAAACCTCTATAAATCGATTATAGAACTTGACAAGGCTGAGAATAGCGACTTAAAACGATTTAGTTCCTTTAATAGATGGTGTATATTTGAGAAGGTTGCATAATTATAATAATAATTTTAAATGAGATAACAACAATTTTCATGATTAATGCGTGATGTATTTGTATCAAACCCCTTATTACATTTATTACAATGCCAATAGATAGACATACAGGCTTCTTTTTTATGGTCATTTTTCCCACAAACATAACATTTGACGTTGTGTTGTATAAATTTTTTAGTATATTTAACTTTAATTTGTATAATATTTTTAGTTTCTGGGCAGTTTATTACAAAATGTCCATCTTTACCGCATTTAAAACATCTGTTATTAGTACTATTGCTTATTTTTACAAGTTGATTTTTAGTTTCTTTATCTAATTTTACAGATGTATAAGAACCACCTCTTACATTATCAATGCCATATTTATCCATATAAATTTTTGTATATTTATCTTCATCATAATCATCTCCTTTTATAAGTTCTAATAATTTTTCAGGTTTATATATTTTAGTCCATTCCGAACCTTCAGAATTAAAATGGCATTCAATGCGAAAATTAGGGTTTATTGTTTTACCAATATAATATTTACAACATTTTAACTTTAGAGCATAAATATACACCATAGTAATATTATATTATGTGTAAAAGAATATCATTTTTTATATCTTTTATTATTATATCTTTAATAATTGTAGTTATATACAACAATTAAAATATATATTAGTATATAAAGAAAATTTATTTTTATAAATATATATGAATAAATGATATTATTTTATAGTGTTTTTTGCAATCATTGTAAAATGTTATTGGAACATATTAAACGTTATGATAAAGAGAAGATAATTAAATTAGTATCAATTGACGATTTGCGTAGTAAGAATATGAATATAGAATGTAAAATCCACTCCGTGCCGGCATTTATGATATTACCGAGCAAAGAATTACTATTTGGCAAAGCAGTCTTTGACCATCTCTTGTTGCCTGGACGCGGTATTCTATGTAGTAGTCAAAATACGCGATTGGATAAGCCTACAGGAGGCGCAAGTGGCGCAGGAGGGAGCAGCGGCGGCACAGGAACAGGCACAGGAACAGGAGAAACTGATATAATTCCATTAGCGAATACGAGCGAGAATGACAATGAACCCCTCGCATTCACATTAAATTCGGCATCATTCTCAGACAACTTTTCGATAATTGAAGATGAAACGAAGGAGTTAAATGATAAAAATTATAAATGGGACTTTATAACAAATGACAATAATCTTAGCGATGGTATTCAAAATATAAGTATTAATAGCGACGACACAACAACATCTAAAAGCGATAAAAGTTTGCAATCAATGGAAGAATTAAAGAAATTCAGAGATGCCCAGAAGTTTTAGAGACATCCCTTTTTTATTATATTATAAATATTCTAAATATTATAAAGATATATAAGGAATTATCATAATATATTTTTATAGTGAATTAAAAAATTAAAGAAAAATGTCAAGTCAATTTATATTTAACCAATATTATATTGATTTAATTAAGCGTATTAAGGGCTTTGCTAAGAAAATGAGAGAGGGCGATGATGCTGATGAACAAGTGTTTGGGAAAGGTATAGTCAAAGCCATAAAAGAGAATTATATCACATTAGATAAATCGTCAGATGAATATATTATACACGTTCGAGGTATCCCATCGGATTTTTGGGCTTCCTACACTGCTATTGACGACATTAATGCATCGAATGATTGGTTCCTCTCAGACGAAGTAAAGGATGTTTGCATCTATAAGAATATCCCTGTTTCATCTATCCGTAAGTTATTAAAAGACGACTATCTATGTCATCACTTTTTTTCAGTATTCTATTTATTTATGGAAGAACTGAGCGATGATGATGTTAAAATGTATGTATCTGTTCTTCAAGATACCAAAAATGAGATAGGACTGGATACTATTACGAATGAAGTGCATCGAAAGGTTATATCGAGATTGAATGAACTGAAGACAAAGAAGGGCAAGGAAACCAGTGGCATAGATATGTCGGCTATGGAAGATACAATGCTCGGGAAACTTGCGAAAGAAATTTTGGAAGACGTGGATGTTGATAAATTGCAAAAATCCATTGGAGATAATGGCGATATTCTAAAGGCGATTGGAGACCCCGATAGTGGTTTCAGCGAACTTATTTCGAACGTTAGTAGAAAAATGGCAAACAAGATATCAACAGGGGAACTAAAGCAAGAGAACCTGCTACAAGATGCTATTAAGTTCGCTTCGACGATGCCTGGACTATTTGGCAATTCTAATAAAAGTTCTGGAGGTGGAGGTGCGGCTGGAGGCGGGGGTGCAGCAGGAGCAGGTAATCAGCAAAAGAACGAGCCTGATATGGCTTCTATGATGAATATGATGTCTTCTATGATGAATAACAAGGAAGGTATGGATATGTTTAAGAGTATGATGGGGAATATGAATAACCAAAAGGGTGGGTCAAGGCAAACGATTAATAAACCCGCGCTTAGAAAATTAGCCGCAGTGAATAAACTAAAATCAAAGATTGCTAAAAGAAACGATACTTAATAATTAAAAATAATATAGATATTAGGATAAGAACAAAAAATAATGTTTTGGTTAGATAATTTAAATATATTAACAATACCTATATTAATTCCTGATATTAATATGACCTTTGAAGAGAAACTAAATTCTATAATAAGAGGATTGTTATTTTTAGGAATTATTTTTACATTAGTTTTTAATGATTCTAAATATATATTATTTGTATTGATAATTATGATTATTTCGATAATTATATACAATTATCAATATGAAAAAAATAAGCAGATAGAAAAGTATCTGAATGATAACAACCTTGATATTATAAATAATAAAAAATGCGTGAAGCCTACGAAGTCTAACCCATTTATGAACCCGAATATATTAGAGAAGAATAATATGTTCTCAGCGTGTTCTATTGAAAATTCTAAAATAAACAAGGAAATGGATGAGCATTTCAACGTGAATGTATTCCGCGAGACTGACGACTTATATAATAAATCCTTATTACCGCGCCAATTTTATACGATGCCTTCAACCACAATACCAAATGAGAGGGAAAAACTAGGAGATTGGTTATACAATGCCGGGCAATCGTGCAAAGAAAATAATCTCCAATGCTATGATAATATATATAATGACATTAGAAGTTCAAGGCATTTATAGTATTCTTCAGTATGTCTTATTTATTTTTATGATATGAATAATGATATTGATATATTAGATATATAAACATATTATTAGATATATTAGATATAAACATAGTATTCTCATAATTTAAAAGATGCTCTTTGTGCCTATAGGGATTGATTGTGATGTAGCATATCTTTTAAAAAAATATAATTTGCGAAAAATGTCGCTTCCATTTGATTGGAATGTATCATATACTGGAGTATCTAAAAGTATTGATAGCAATTTTGAAGAATTTACTGAGCCATTAAATGAAAGTAGGGTTAATAAATACGATGTATATTTTCATCACGACTTTGAATTTGCAAGTATGCTAATCACCGACAAAGAAAAATATAAAAGAAGATGCGACAGATTACTTAGTATTTTGAACACATCTAATGAAACACCAAGCGAATATATTGTATTTGTTAGGAAGGGGCATTTGTGTCGCCATCACGATGAACAGAATGCGGTATATAGCGACGATATGAATGATATTTGCGAAGCAGAATGTTTTGATAGAATGTTGCTAAATAAATACCCCAATTTAAAATATAAAATTATATTGATACTTGGATGCACCAAATGTTTTAATCAAGATACCGCATATAACAGCAATTCAGAAAATATCGAGATATATAATTGTATCCACGATGATGAAGTTAGAGGCAAGTTATTTGAAGAATGCTTGTTTAATGTATGCAACTCTTGTAGTTCCTTTAATTCCTTTAATACCTTTAATACCTTTAATACCTTTAATACCTAATATATCTTTACTTTTACTGCTACTTTCTTAGCCTTTGCGTGTCCATAATTATATTTTTTCTTTGCTTTATTTGCTAATACAAAGGCTTTCTTCTTATGGTCGCAGCCATCTCTTATTATATTATAATCAACTGCTGCTGCTTTCCCCGATGTTAAAGCACTTGCTAATCTCGCTAGTCCCCACGATTGAGGTGTTTGGTTAGGTCGCGAACCTGACGAATAATATGCACCTTCGCCTTTCCTAACAATCTTATTTAATACCTCTAATTTGCAACCTGTTTTCTTTGCTAATTCTTCGTTCGGTGCAATATTCTTGATGTTATATATTTTACGCGCATTTACAATATGCGGCGACTTCTTATTTTTGAATGAGGCTACCTTCTCTCTATTATAACAGACCCCTTCCTTGTATAGAGTTTTCGATTTTATTAACATCTTGGCTTGTTTTTTATTGTCTTCCTTCGCTAACATTTTTGGCAAATATCGCATAGGGAACTTTATATCTCCAAGTTGTTTTTTAGGGTTCATTTATTTACTATATATCTATATAAAAATTGATTAGTGCTTGTAAATCTCTAGGTATAGTATATCTATAAAGAAAACAAAGATGCTAACGACCGAATACGTGTGCCCTTGCGGTGGCGGACAATCTTGCATTGTTGATAGACGCACATTGAATGACTGGGTTCATGAGGATGATTTATTTACCAAGAATAAGTTGCCCCTTCGGAAGCATTGTTTCCAACAATATACCAATAAGCAACTAAAAGCCCTGAGTAATTTTACAGCAAATGATAGTTTTTGTTAGACTATATAAATATTACGATTATATAATAATTATATAATGAAAAAATCTACAACATTAACATATAATATCGAGACGGCTAATGGTGTTTCAACATATGAATTAGAATACAAAGACTATGTTAAAAACGAAAAAGGCGAAGAGAATTTACTGCATTATAAGAATAAAGCGACAAATAACGAAGCAGCCGAAGCAGCATTCATAAATAAAATAGAGGTGAATGAGACATTTAATAAAATTAAGATTGGCGAAGATAGAATAGATGAAACTATCGGTGTAAGTAGTAATAATAATGAATGGAAAATCCACGAATACAAGAACCACGTTCTAGACAAAGAATATAAGCAAGGCTATGATACCATAAAATTCGATATAAATTGTGATATATTAGAAAAATGCGAGAAAAATAAAAATTATATTAAAGATAATTAATAATTTTTTTATTTATTATTTACAAATAGATAATGAATAATAATATGTTTGATACAACAACAAGTATATGCTCAGATGATTGTTGGAAAACCGCGAAGGAACTGCATAATAACAAGATATCGGAATATAATTTGCTCCCTAATAATTTCGTTAGTTGCGAAAATCCCAATGTGCGAATGACGGACGGCTATTTGCAACACCCTAATTTACGCGGGAGACCTGGATACGGATTAGCGGACGATTGTTTAATTGATAACTACTCGATGCTACGCAATAATCCCGATGGTATGACCCAAGACCGATGCAGGATACAATTAAATAATCGCATTTTCACGTCGGGACCAAGCCTAAGATGCGGAGCGGGAAATATAGGCGAAGAATTAAACTTGATTGAAGGGACGAACACGAACCCCTTCCAATGCAAGAAGTTGATTATGGAAAAGGAGATGAATAACTTTATACCTTTATTAGATTTTATGAAGGATATCCAAGACCCTAAAAATATAGTGCCTGAATGGACGAATGGCGGCGAAGATACGCGTTCCTATATACATCGCGCTGAGTTTAATAAGAATTGCAATTGGGTCGGGCGTAATAAAAATGTTTCCGTATAATAAAAAAATATTATATAATAGAAGATAATATGAGTTTTAATAGAACAACATACGACACTTGTTCTTACAAGCAGGATTTACAAGAGAACGTAAGCACTCTAAGCTATGTTCTTTCGCCCTATAGATATGAGCATATCAATAAATGCCGACACCAATTAGGTTTTGTCGGTGGAACTGCAGTATCGCACGTTCAAGGGAACTTAGTGGATTTAGACAGCGAATTAAGAGGACAGACCCGTATTATTTCTAAGTGCGGGACAAACCAATATGTTCCAACGAATGACGGGATAATAAAGAATGACAAGACTGCCCCGATTGATACTACTATGCTCCATCTTCCCGCTTGTCAATCAATAATGTATAGAGAGGTTCCTTTGCCGCCGCACATAAATTATAATAAATGCGGTGCTGGGTCGTAGATACATATACATACACATATACACATATACATACCTTTATTTTTATATTTTTTAGCACATTTTACCTAAATAATTAACAAGAAAGAACCATACTAAGTAAAAAGGGCCCAGCATAAACGCGAAGAGAGCGAATAATAGTTTGATTACAAGGTTATTAACGAGCCCTTTCCAATTGCACATATACGAAAGATACGCTGCAAAAACAGATATTGAAAGCGTTAGAATATATAGTAAAACAATGCATATATTATCCATAACCCCCCATTTATAATAATAATTTGCATTATATCCTAATAATAAAAGATATAACGCGCTTATTATATCGTATTTCACCAAATTATTTTGGTCTATTACTTCGCGGTCGCTATTAAAACCTTCTTTTACCTTTTCTTGATTAGTGGCTATTAATGGTAATAATGGTATTAATATAAGCATATCTATTTATTTATGTATAAAATAATATATTATTTTATTAGATATGAACCAATATATAGATACGAGGTTGAATTATGATAGTTGTAGTTATAAGGAGAAACTAAAAAGAACTATTGGACCAGGCTTGTATCAACTGGAAACCCCTTATAATGATTGCGTTGAGTGCTTTCAAGATGTCCCCAATGACCCTGCTTTAAGATATCAGAGTTACGGACAAAATACTTGCAGTATGAAAAAGGCAGTTGATGACTCCAGTGAGTTGCTAGGATTAAATTATAAAAATACAAAGTGTAATGCCGACGAATATTTGCCAGGTAGTTATAACCCTACAGGATGTAATATTAAAGGCGCTGATAAACCTCGTTCTTGCATAATACCGCGAGAAGATACGCGGCTATCTAACCCTCCTTGCACATTAAAAGAAACTGGAATTAATCGATGGGAATGGCTTTGCTTTGACCCGCAAGCACGCGCAATTGAGGCGTTTGATAGAGTTCCCGTAAATTATAGAATGGTTGCTAAAGACAATCACGTGCCTATAATAGAATACCCTGAAGACCAATCCGTATTTTTCCCTAAGGATAATAGCGCTAAATTAATTACCAATTTAGACGAATGGAAAAATAAATCCAAAGATAATTTAACATATCAGCCAGGCTACCCATACGGCACTATGTATCCCAGTGTTAAATGCAAGAATTGATAATGCTATTAAACATTGCATTTATCAATTGTAAATACAATATCATCATAGCGACCTTTATTTTGTCGCAAATCATATACTTTAATATATTTTCTCAAGTGTTCAGGAACCTGATTAGAGAGTATCCCAATCCACTCATAAGCCTGAACATCCTCAATAATTAATATGCCGTCATTCGCCAATATTTGCGAATACAATTTAATAAATTGAACCATACTTTCTAAAGAATGCGGCCCGTCATCCAGTATAAAATCAAATTTAATATCCTTATCTAAGAAGTTCTTCCTAAAAACTTCTTCATCATATGCATCTGTTGAAGTATGCAAGATGATGTCTTCCCTGTTCTTGATACCTTCCCATACGCTCGATATATCCATAACATCTAATCCATATACATTAGCATTTGTGAAGAAATCTTTCCATAATTTAATGCTGCCACCCAAGCATATCCCGACTTCTAATACATTTTTAGCAGTCTCCTTCTTACTGCTCAATAAAGTCTGATAAAGCGGTAAATAAGAATGCGTCGTGTTCTTATCTGTTCGCGTATTGTCTACAATCTCTTCAAGGCTTCCCATTTGTATTTGTTTTAATATTTGTATGTATATACAATATATATTGCTTGTATTTCTTAAATATGTTTATATGTTTATATGTATATATATATATATGTATATACATAATATACTAACTATTTTTTTTCCTTTATTCATTAGAGGTTAATAATGGATTTATATTCTATCGACAATGACATACCATCAATGAACAATATATATAGCTCTAAATATTGGGATAAAGTTAAAGAAGATGAGCAGAAGCGGAGCAACCTTTTATATGAAAAATCGAAATCACCATATGATACTGGGATAATCGCGAAGCCCGCTTATTCGGATATGTTTGCGAGAATTGATATGGACAATGAGCCGTCTAAAGCGAATTCTAATAATAGTTATGTATCTTCTTTGACGGGGGAAAAAATAAATAAAGAGAACTTCTCGCACAATAATATGACCCCTTTTTTGAGAAAAAACGTCACGCAAAATACGGATGTAGAGAATATGTCTTCGATGTTAGATAATAAAACTGGTAATAATCAGTTTTGGCAAAATAAGAAAGAGGTGCCTTGTTTATTTAAACCCGAGATGAACGCAGGAGGGAACGTATGCAGTATGAAAAACAACGACGATTTTTTAAAGTCGAGAATAAATAATTCATCGCGAGTTAATAATTTCTTCCCAATCGAAAAAATCAGAGTGGGTCCAGGTATTAATAAAGGATTTGAAGCGATGCCCTCAGGTGGTTTTCAGCAAATGGAAACGACGGAATATGCGAAACCCCGCAGTTTAGACGATTTGCGCAGTAAAATTAATCAAAAGCAAACATATTTTGAGATACCTATGCAAGCGCCGCCAAAAGGCACCGAGCAGCGGAGTGTCATAACCCCGTTTGCTAAACATCGCCCTGACACAAATTACGAAGTATCGCCAGATATGTGGTTGAAAACTACTGGAGCGATTACTAAAGAAGCCGAGCGACCTGTGCAAAATATAAGACCAACCGCCCGTCAAGAGTTCCACGTAGATTACAAAGGGGCTGCAAAATATGGAGAGAATTCACCAGGTCAAGGTATCCTTAATGATTATGGCAAAAGCAATATAATGATATACGACAATGAGCGTAATACTACTGAAACGCGCAATGTAGTTTCTAACGTCACCTCGATTGTTAAAGCCATTGTCGCGCCTATAATGGATGCCCTCAAATTTACAATGAAGGAATATAATATAGAAGCCGAGAGGGCAGTAGGTAATCCCAGTATCCAAATACCGAGCAAGGCGACTACCTATGACCCCGTCAATCATATTATGAAAACGACAATTAAAGAAACCACAATACACGATAGCGAACTAGCGAATTTAACGGGCAACAAGGAGACATACGCGGCTTTGAATGATAGCGCTAAAACGACTATTAAAGAAACCACGATACACGATAGCGAACTAACCAATTTGACGGGCAACAAGGAGACTTACTCGGCGCTTAATGATATGGCTAAAACCACCATTAAAGAGACAATGATACACGATACGACTATCGCGAATATTAAGGGAGATAAAGGTGAGGGATACATATTATTTGACGATGACGAAGCAAAGAAAACTCTGCGGCAAACAATGCCAAAAATAGATAGCATCCGCAATATCGGAGGAACCACTTACAAGGTATCCCTTTATAACCCTGATTTAGTCGCTAAAACTACCACGAAGGAGACAATGATTAAAGGTAAATCTGAATATGGATTTTTAGGAGGGGTTCTCGAAGGTTTATTCGGTGGTTATTTGAGCACTAACGTGGAACTTAAAAATACCCATAAACAATTCTTATCTGATACCAACGAGTATGGAATTGCGGGGTCTGGCGTAGACTTTAGGCAGCCTGATAGAACTGCTGATGAAAACGCAGAAATAGATGGAACACGCGAAGGGATTATGATGAGCGCTGGATATACACCTAATCCTAGCAATGTTAATATTATATCTGATTCGTCGGAGATTGAAATGACTACGAAGAAACCCTTTGAAAATAGCATTGCTGCACGTGATTCAGGAAATATAGGGATGATTTACCAATCTTCGCCTATTTTAGACAATTGCAGTATTACAAAGATGCCCCAAAAGTCCAACGCATACTCTAACAGATTAGACAGCGATTTATTAGAACCTATGACTACAAATGATTTTGCCATTAAGATTAATCCGATTAAGAAGGGATGTAAAATATAAAAAATGATTTAACAATTTAACATTGTTTAACAATATACATTGTTGTTTAATACAATAATGGAATTATCTCAAATACAACCTTCTACCCCTATCCATACAACTAATTTATCACCGCTTAGATATCCTGGTGGTAAAACAAGAGCCTGTAAAATAATCGAAAATGTAATTTTGCAGCATTTTGATATTACCGCTTTTGATACAATTATTTCACCATTCTTCGGCGGAGGGTCATTTGAGTTTTATATGCAAAATAAATACGGGGTAATGTTAAAAGTGAATGACAAATTTACCCCATTATATAATTTTTGGAAGCAAGTTAAAATAAATAAAGCAATACTATGCGACTGCTTAAGAGAAATAAAAGCAGTTTCAAAAGAACAATTTATAGCCTACCGAAAAACAATTATGGATTTGCAAGATAATATATTACAACAGGCAATACAATACTTTGTTATAAATAGATGTTCTTTTAGTGGTTCTACATTATCTGGTGGATTTTCTGAAGAAGCCAGTCGTAAAAGATTTACGCAATCATCAATAAATAGAATAGAAGCCCTCGATTTTACAAATATTGAAATTTATAATGAAGACTTTTATGATTTTGTAAATACCTATACGCCTATGCCTATAGACAAAGCATTGCTATTCTTAGACCCTCCATATTACTTGGAAAGTAAATCCACGTTATACGGGAATAACGGAGATTTGCACGAAGGATTTAATCACAACTTATTATTTGAATTGCTTAATACAAAAAAGAACTGGGTGCTAACATATAATAATTGCGCATATATTAGAAATCTTTATAAAGATTATACGATATTAGATGTTAATTGGTGTTATGGTATGAACACTACTAAAGCATCTTCGGAAATTATTATTATTTCTAAGTAATATAATTATGATAAACTAAAATCAAGAAAATCATATAAGGATTAGATAATATATATAGTATGTAGTGGAAATGAGAGTAATCTCTCCACTACAACATTCTAAATAGTTCGCGTGGCCTAATCGGTTAGGGCATCGCTCTTATGAAGCGAAGATTATGGGTTCAAGTCCCATCGTGAACACCTATTTTTTATTATATAAATATAATTCATCACTATATTTATAAATCCACGTATCCTAAGTTATAATGAATAAAATAGCCTTTCTCTTTTTAATATATGATGTAATCAATCACGAAAATATTTGGTTTTATTTCTTTAATGGAATAAGTAAAAATAAGTATAACATATATATTCATTATAAAACCAATGAACATCTGGAATTTTTCAATGATTACAAGATAAATATTAATAAAACAATAAATACTAAGTATGCTGACATATCTATTGTGAAGGCTCAAAACGTCCTTATTAAAGAGGCGTTAAAAGACAAGGATAATAAGCACTTTATATTTCTATCGGGTTCTTGCATACCATTAAAATCCTTTAATTATATATATAGCCATCTTGATACTAAGTATTCGTATTTTCATATTGCGAACCCTGACGATTGCTTTCCAGATTGCGAGGTTGCCTTAGAATATATTCCAAAAAAATATATTAATAAAGCATCGCAATGGTGTATTCTTAATAGACGACATAGTGAATTACTAATAAACGCGACAAACAAACCTAACAACTACCTGCTATGGTGTAAAGACACTTATGCACCCGACGAATTATGTTATATATCGTATTTATCATATGTGTATGATTTATCTTATGTGTATGATAATGCCTTATCATTGTCGAATGGTATATCATCAACGTCATATGCGTCGCCTCCTGAAGTAGCAACCACATTTGCGAATTGGGAAGATATGAATTACAAATATGTGTCTGAAAGGGAATTAAAAAACTACCAAAATATTAGCGAGGAGGAACTAGAGCATTTATTGAAAAGCGATAGTTTATTTGGACGCAAGTTTAAACCATCTTGCTATTATTCTCTTAATAAAAGGTTATATTATGATATGATTAATGCGAATGCAGCGAATGATAACTATGATATATATAAAAACAATGATATAATAAGGAAACTTTAGCGATTACTCGCTATCTGCAGAGCATTCCGAAGAGGATTCGGATGAAGCATCAGAACTCGAATTACTTTTTGAGCCGCCGCTATTATAGGGTTCGAAGCCCATCTTCATAGGGTCAGTGAAATTCCTTAAAATAGCAGGATTTATATTAGTTTTTTTTATTTCTAGAGAACTACTATTATAGTCATTTTCGTAAATACCTAACGTTGTAAATATATCGAGGTCATCGCTAAATGCCATATATATCACGAAAAATACTATAGATACGATTAAGAAATATATCATAACATTATTAATCGTAAGCAAGTCCCTATTAACGTCATAAGGCACGTCATTAGTATCCCTATTAATACTATCAAAATAATGATAAACGCCAAAAATAACTGCTGATATAACTATTGAAAATAATATATACATATCTATATATATTTTTCTATTATTCTTATATTAAATATAACGCACTCACACTCACACTAAAGTATCTTAAAAACTATGTATATCATCACGTTGCTTCTTTTTTTTAGTTTGTTTCTTTGTAAAACAATTATTAATATAATCTATGATATCCTTCGGTTCGTCATTTGCTTTATTAGCATTCTTTATCTCTTTCTTCAAACTATTAATATTCTTTTTTATTTCCTTTATTTCATCCTTCGTTAATCCTGCTTCAGTAAGTTTATTCTCAAATTCAGCCATTTTATTATTAAGGTCAGACATCCCATTATTCGCGTGTTGTCTATTAATATCTAATAATACATCATTGATTATAGGATAAGCAAATTGGCTGCGATCATTTGTTCTATCGATATAACTAACTAACCCAGTAATTCTATTCATAAACTCGGATGACCCTTTATCTGTGAATAACCCATTTTCGGTGCAAAACATTGTTTTAAATCTATCAAAGTCTTCTGGAAATCTTTCATAGTCTTCTAATAATAGATTTAGTATTTTAATAGCACTCATATGGTCATCCGTAATAGGTGTAGCAGTCATAATAAGTAATTTAAGCGAATCCTTGCCCGATACTTTGTATGAGTTTTGTATCATACTTTGAAGAACTTCGGGCTTCGGCTTTTCAAGTGCCGATAGCGAAGAGCTGTATATTTTGTGTATTTCGTCAATGATTATTAGGGTTTTTCTAAAAGGGTCTTCTTTGCCATTTATAGCGACCATTTGCTTATAATATTTATTACTACCTTTTATCAAATTAGTAAATTGCTTGTATGAAATAGGTTGTAGCCAGTTTTTACCTAAAAACTCCATACGTTTCGCTTTGGTCGATGGTAATATCTCGCCATTATTGAGGCGCTCTTGTATAATTATATTGCATATCTTATCAAACATATTTTTCCATATATCCTCTTTTAATGTATGCCTTGTCACCCATAATATCTTGTAGCCCTCCCTGTCAAAGGTATTCGTGGCGGTTGCTATAGCCGTGCAAGTTTTACCTGAGCCTACGCTATGGAACAAGAGCATCCCTTTATAGGGCGACTGCGGTGTTAAAAACTTCTGAACAAAGTTTTGCGTATTCGAAAATGTCACAATTTCATAATCTTTCTTCTCTTTGGGCAACGCCTTCGTTATAGCATCATCGTCATCAGCAACGCACTTATTTTTAATATCGATATAATCCCATTTATATGGCGCAAAATGCTTCTCCACATATTTATATAGTTCAATATTAGTCAGTTTCGTTTTAGGCGGCTCGGGGATATGCACAGGTTTCTTTTGTATCAGTTTATCTTTGTATTCATAGATAAATCTCAAGGCATCCGCGTAGTTTTTATCATTAATGGCTTTAGTCTTCCTATAATAGTTGAGATTTTCAATGATTTTTTCCCCATATAATTTTAGAAAGTTAATAGGGTTCATCCAAATCTTATTTATAGCATCGCAATAGTTCTGGTTCTTATCGATAATATTGCATAGATGGGGTTTAGGGTGCGCTTCATTTAAATACTTAATCAAAGCATTATCTTTAATATGATTATTAACCTTGTTATTAACGCTCCCCATATATAACTTCTTATTTCTCACATTAACAATATCTGTTCGCGTTCCTATATTATCAATAACAAATACGGCAGCAATAATAAGCAAGGCATTCGCCGACGGGAAATCCTCGAGAGGTCCTTTGCACTTTTTCTTGCAATCAATTATGCTATCATTTGTATATATTTTACCGCGAATATTATTAACAACCTCGATATAATCTTTGCGTTTTGGCTTATCTACCTTGATATTATGTTTGGCTATCATTGTATCATAGAAGCGGTTATTCTTTTCTTTTAATATGTGAAGATTTTCAGTAAGCGGTGTATCTACGGCTGACGCAACCATAATCGCTTCGACATCTGCTATGAAATTAAATGCGCTGATATTTTTATTACTATGTTTAAGATATAAGTCGTGGATTGTTGTATAATTGTCGTATTTTATATTGTATCTATAAATATTTAGGGGCCAACCTACATTTGGTATAAATGGCAACCCCGCCTGTCCGCAATACCGAGTGCCTCTTCCGATAACCTGTGTATATTCTGCCTTTGTTTCGAGTGGCTCTAAGATATGCATATATTTAACATCAAATACATCTAGACCTTCCTTAAACCCCGAATCTAATATGATGATACGCATATTTTCCCCATTAATATTCGCTGGTCGGTCATTCATCAGTGCCATCATCTTCTTCTTTAACCCGATTGTTAGCGGCTTTTGATATAGTGTAGAGGTTGTTAGAAGCCCGAATGTTTTATTTTTATCTGGAATATCTTGTCTTAAAGCAAACTTATTCGAATATACAAGAGAGAAATCATTGGCGATTAAAGCAGACGCAACCATCTTAGCACCAGAAACACCAGATATATCACTATATATTATGTGTTTGTAATACTTGTTATCGTTAGCCATATCGCGTTCATCCAGTGCATTTATTCTTTTAATCATATCGTCGATTTTGGGAGATAAAATAGGGATGTCAGTAAGCACGAGCTCTTTTTTAAACTTGGGCGAATCAAACTTATGCTCGGGTTTAACCTTTGCCCAAGTTCCTGTATTACGTATACATATTGCCTCACTTTGGTTTTTATTCATATATAGTTTATATTCTATTTATATAATAATATTAAAAGTATAGTAAATATATATAATGTATTTAGAAGATTTAGAAGGGTTCGCGATACTAAAGAACCTATTTTTAGAACCATTTAAGGGCGGAGTGTTGTCTACAAGAAAAAAGAATAAAGAAATTACCCGTCCTTACCTATCTATTTTCGCATTTTTTATTGTATTATATACATTTACATACATATATTTTAGTAGCTCAGGGTTTTCTCATAAACTGCTCAAATAATCATTTCATTATATAAAATATAATTATTACTAATATATATTGAAATGATTATTGAAATCGAAGAGATAGCAAACATATTATTATCTAAAAAAATAATTATTAATGGATGTGTTAATGTTGGTTCTTGCAATTGTGAAGAGTTGTTAGACGCATATAATAGACTTGGTGTAAAAACTGAGAATATTTTGTGGGTTGATGCTCTTCCTGATAAGGTTGTTTTGGTGACGAGTAGAGGGATACCAAATGTATTTAACGCATTTATAACTGCAAAGGATGACGAAGATGTTGTATTGAATGTAGCGAATAATAGCAGAGCAGATACCATAGAAAACCCTGAAATTGTGTATGTAGATAAAATATACCAAAAAAGTATTACAATGGATACCTTCTTCGAAAGAAACAATATAGATGCATCTAAATATAATTTTTGGAAATTAGATATTAAAGGAGCCGAATTATTGGTATTGCAAGGTGCTATGAAATCCATTAAGAATGTTAAAGCATTATATGTCGAGGTTAATAGCGCAGTAATCACTCAACTGGATGCTTTTCTTGCTCCTTATAATTTCAAAAGGTATTTAACAAATATGACAATTCATAAATGCGGGGATGCTTTGTATATATTAGATATTTAGATAGATATTATTTTATTATTATTTCTTAACATTCTTAACATTCTTAACATTCTTAACATTCTTTATATTTCTTATCAATATACAGCGTCCTGTCTTAGGATTTAATACCTTGCCTTCAGGGCATTTCTTAGGTGATTTTGTGGCATCGGCTTTCATAGCATTCTTTATTAATATACAGCGTCCTGTCTTAGGATTTAATACCTTGCCTTCAGGGCATTTCTTAGGTGATTTTGTGGCATCGGCTTTCATAGCATTCTTTATTAATATACAGCGACCCGTCTTAGGGTTTAATACCTTGCCTTCAGGGCATTTCTTAGGGGACTTTGAAATAGATTTTCTAACTGCCTTCGCAACATCACCTGAACCATCCTTTGTTGAAGTTTCACTCTTAGCATCTTTGCGAACGTATATTAATATTCGCTTTCCTTTGCTAAAATTAAAGCATAGTTCGTCTTTGTTTTTTAATTTTTTCCTCAATTTATCTGGAATACATTTAATTGTATTTAAACAAAAATCTGAATGTTTTATAATATTCCAATTAAATTTCATTAACTCGCAAGGGATATTTCTATCTACCATTTGATTAACCATTGCAGGATCCATACTTGTTCTCGTCCAGCCATTATAAACATATCTATCTTTTTTACAAGTAATACCTGCAATTGCGTGGCGTGGATTATTCCAATTAGCCAATACCACCGAATCCAAGTTATATTCTTTGCTATTATAAACTATTTTTTCTTGCATCGATTTTAAATTATCCTTTGTATCACCATCCTCTATTATATTGCTTGGGAATAATTTTTTATAGACGTTCTTATTTGCTCCTTCATCTCCTAAGATAATAAGTAAAACTGGTGGTGCATAATTATTTTCTACATATTTTTCCATTCTATCAGGGAAATCAAGTGATATCTTAATATCGTTGCCTTCAATTGTATATTTAATGAAATCATACTCATCATTTAAAAAAGAATATACAAGCGCATCATCTTTACTTGTATATTCAAACATTTTGCAATCAACATTTAATAATTTATATAATTTGTTAATGTATAAGTTTGGGTTAAAACCATTCTTATTATTTTTAGGGGCGTAAGGGAACTTCTCTTTATTTTCAATATTTAAGTAATGTAATATTTCGCCAAAAGCAGTATCTTTGAAATGTTTATAATCCTCGCTTTCTTTACTACCGATTTTTAAGTATTTCTCATCCAATACGTGCTTCAATAATTTAAATAATTTCTTCTTTTTATCCCAACCTTCAGATGCTTTAAGTAATAATTTTCTACTACGTTGGCTATAAAACATCGCTACGAAGGTAGCCATAAACCAGCAGATTGGACCGACTTGCTTTGGAGTTAGTATTCGCGAACATACATTATCTTTTTTTGGCATTAAGATAAACAACCTTCTACAAAATAATTATAAAAAAATAATAATAATGCTAGGGATATCAGGTTTTCTCTAAATACCCCCACATATATAAACATTATACCACTAATGATAGTAAATATACCAACTATTAATGAATATTCGATATATCAGATATATCAGATACATCGAATACATCTTTTTCTTGCATTTAATCGCGAATACCATAGTTATTGCATTCAAACTCCCTCATATATTCAAGCAATGGCATTGTATCAACTTTGTGAAAAACATTGATAGCAAGAAGCCATACCCATTTAGAATTGGCGAACTACCTCTCATCGCGTGGTATGATAACAAATACAACAAAACATATACAACAATCAATGTATGTTCTCATATGGGGTCAAAACTTGACAATAGCAGGATTAATAATGGATGCCTCGTATGTCCTGCGCACGGGATGCAGTATACCGAAGATAAGGCTTTTGGCGAAACAATGATATATCAAGACAAACTTTGGTGGAGTTATGAGCCGATTGCTAGCAACCCTCCTGCTACACCATTCTATAATAATAAGAAATACTCGACGACGAATATTTGTATGGACGTTGATGCAAACATTATGGATTGCGTATTGAATACGATGGACGTAAATCACCCGCATCTTTACAATATCAATATACCACCTAAGAAAGTTAAGAGGTTCAAGTATCAATGTGTAGATAAAAGTATATTGGGGATATCTTTCAAGCAAAAGGTAGATGTATCCACGAACAAAATGGAATTGCTGAATGAAAATAATAAATATAATAAATACTATAATATGTATTCGTTTCCTTATAATACTTGGACGCGAACAACATTACCAAATAAGCAGCAATCAATTATGAATATCGACTTTGTGCCTCTTGGTATTGATAAGACGCGATGGTTTATTACGATTAAAAATAATTGCGAAAACAATAATATACTAACAAAACCTTTTATGTATTACTATGCAAACCAATACAAAGACTTATTGCAAAATCAGGCATCACAATCGGAACTCAAAAAATTAGTAATAAGACAGGACGTATTAGCCAATGAATATCATATAGATGATATATATACTATGTTTGAAAAATACAAGTATCCCGATAATAGCGAAGTTTGCAATTTATACAAGTATCACAAACGGAAACTTAACAACGAGATTATGGATAATAACCAGTATTACTAAGTATTACTTAGTAATACTAAGTATCATAAAAAATATATAAAAAATGATAGGATATATATAAGATAAAAGGAACATTACAATTATAAATTATGAACATTAAATGCATAGCATATCTCGCGATAGTTTCAAACTATATCAATACCACGAATGGGATTAATTCGCGCATTGATAAAAAACCTATTTCGAGATGTAATAGTGCCCCAGACCTAAGAGTGCTATGTAATGCTACTACGTATGCTACTACGTATTCTACTACGTATTCTACTGCAACAACATATAATAGTATGAACACTATAATCTCTTGTGAGCAATATAAGTCTAACATTTATAATAAGAATAAGAGGAATATATACCTCAGGTCAAAAGAAAAACATTTCTTTGATGCAAAAAAATAAATAATATAAGACTAAAATAGACATATATATATACATCTCTAAAATGTATCAAACAAGCATTAGAAATAAGAAAAAGATAAGTCATTTTAATAAGGCAAATAACAATAACTATAATATTGATACGGAACACGAAGTATATGCATATGTAATTAAGTTATTAGGGAATTGTAGGGTTCACGTATTATGCGATAATGGAACTGAGGCAGTTGGTGTAATAAGGGGGTCTATGAGGCGGTTTAACAAGAGGGTTTTAATTGAAACTGGCGATATTATCGCTGTATCTATGAGAGAATTCCAATTAAACAAGGTTGATATCGTGCATAAATATAACGCGGAGCAATGCAAGCTGCTTATTAATAATAAGGAAATTTCAGATACATTAATCAGCGCATATAATAAAAGCAATCTTAACACAATTAATAATGCAAAAGATGCAGACATTATCTTCGATGATTTGCAAGTGGAAGATTGTAAAAAAAAAGATAATGATTATAATAACATTTATAATTCCAAGTATAGCGATGATGACGAAGACTGCGAAGACGACGACATAGATGATATTTAGATATCTGATATCAGATTATTTAATACATATTATTTTTATTATATGTATCCTTTTATTCCATAAAAATAAAACATATCTAAAATATAGAGATATAAATAACCTTTTAAAAATAAAATGATATTTAGTGATGAATATACTGCTTTTAATATAACATTTAACAAGGATTATTCTTTGCTAAATATAGCGGGCTCTATAAGAAACAATGCATTATATAGTAATATAATATTAACCGCACCAAACCCTATCGATAGAATGACAAATTACTCTGGGTCAGGGCTGCCTTTCCCTAATTACGAGATAGCCTTTGAGAAAACCCCTAACATACACAAGATAGATAGCTCAGGAGTTTTCAATGTATCTTTTAAATATCCTAATAGTTTCTATATGCCCGATGGTTTAAACAAGATAAAACCATCTATATTTTTTATATTTACAAGCAATGAAAACGTTTCATTCCGTCTTCAATATGAATTGCACGATATAAATGCCCTAAGAACATTAGTGAATAGAGCATCGCGTAAAAACCCTGAATTTTATGGGGCTAAAGATTATATTCTGCCAATCGATACGGCTGAAAAGGTTATGTATGCATATTCTCGTGCCAAAATAGAGAATGATATCGGATAATATAGGATATTAGAGGATACTATAGGATAATATAGGATAATATATTAGTGAGATAAATTTGTATTATTTTTTTATGATATTTATAAAAATTGATTAGATATTCTGAGTATGTATAGTAAGAACCTGCAGATTATCGATTGTCTTTTGAAATCAAAGAAGTCTGCGAAGAACCAAGCAAAGAGCAAGTCCGCTTTGCTGCTGCTTTGCTGCTACCTCTACAACCACTTCGAATACAAGTGAATAACAATGGAGATTGTTAAGGTTAACTACGTCCCCGACCGCATCAAATATATCCTGTATGACAATGTAAAAAAGATTGTTCTTGAAAATAACGGGATTATCTTTGGTGGATATGTTAGGGATATGATTATCAGCGACCACTACAAGACTATATATAATAGTTGCAATCCCTACGACATCCATAAGTTCTGGAACAGACAGCATCATTCCGAAACTGCCGCTCGCACACTTGTAGCGAAAGATATGGATATATGTATGTATAGCGAAGAGGATGTTTTGAATTTCATTGCAGCCATCCAAGATATATTTAATGATAATGTTGGTTATTCTAACGTTTCATCTTCTGACATCACAATTACACAGGACGCTTGTTATTTTGGCATACCTATCAAAATGCACAAGAAACTCAACTACAAACTCACTATCGGCAAAATCCCTTATGTTCATAGTGGCATTGAGTTGTCCTTTGACTTTGACATATTGGTTCCTAGAAGAACCAATGTTCATCCCCCCTTCTTCAAAGTAGATTTGCTGTCGAATATATTTATTCTGAATAAGCACGGGGTTGTTATGTCTAACCATACTGGAACTATCATTGATAAGATGAGTATTTTAAATAAGCAGAAAATATCAAACCTTATTATGGCTGATGTCATTGAGTTTAAAACTCAGTTTTGTATGAGAAATTATCGCGATAACATTGAAAGCGGGAACTTTAGCTATAATAGCAAGGTATTTGAGCGTATTAATAAGATGCTTTTCAGAAACTTTAAATGGAACATCGCAAATCTCCCATTCTTACTATGCGACTACAAGAAGAGTTTCAATAATCATAATAATAATTGCTGCATATGCCTTTCTAACTTTAAGCACAATGATAAGATTGTTAAGATGTTTATTGAAAACTCTACAAAAACCGATAAGGTATGCTCCAATATGTCTATTGCACACGATAAATGCCTATTTAAATACTTGCAAACTCAAGTTGAGACTGAGAAAGAAGACGGAATTAGCAACGCAGACCCCTTTGAGTTCAGATGCCCTCTTCGAAATGGAATTAACTTCAAGTTATATGCCGAAAACATCGACAACATCATTAGTGAAAAAATGTCGACAACATCATTAGTGAAAAAATGAATGCGTAAGGAGGGTGTGGGGGTGATGATGTAAAGTATATATATGGTATGTATCTATTATGGTATCTATTTTTTATATTTGGAATTTATTTTATTTTAGATACCAATTTATTTATCATACTTCCCGCAGTATAACTTACTAATGATATTATGATGATTACTATTAAGTTTGACATTTTTGATACATAGAAGACATCACAATGCTCAGTAATATGAAGATATACTTCAAATATTATTATTTTTATAAACATACCAAGTATAATGTCAAGACCGAAAATAACACCAAGTAGGAAGTTTACTACAATGTGGCTTATTAAATATACTTTATTTTCAATAATATTATTAGCATTATTTGGGTAAAAAAAGATATCTATCGTATGTATATTAAACACGCATCTTAATATTGTGAAAGATATTGTTATTGTAAATATTATTAATAAATATATGTAAAAATAGGCAGTGTCCATTTTAGATTATTTAGATGGTATCCTAATAAGATAAAATAATTTAAATTATTTGTTCTAATAAAAAAGAAAAATGATAACTCATTAAACCAACTACAATAATAGTATTATGCCTATTATAAAACCAATTGAATTTGATATAATGTCTATTAGAACTAATCGCCAGAATGAAAATAATATGTTAGCGCACCTATCAATAAAAAAAAAGGATTTAACAAACAATATAAATAAAGAAGAGTATAAAAGGGTTCTACAAGAATTAGATAAGATAAATATTAAAGAAGCAGAATTACTTGAAGAATGTAGAACTAATATTATTACTGCTACTTTATTATCCAGTAGAATTTCTATAAATGCGTCCAGACAAGGTTCAAAAGATGAACAATTCCAACTTGACGTATGTAAAACAACTTTTTCTAAATGTGGTATTTTTCTTAGTAATTTATCATCAATATCATTTCGCCCAACAAAAAATGGTGAAATTATTGATAACTATGCACTTAAAGAAAAAGGGATAAAAAAAGAGGATTGTCTAAAATCATTTGATGCTAACTTTACAGGAAAAATAAATGGGTGGGTTTTTGCAAAGATTGTTATAGGTAGTGGAGGGCACCAAGATAATGTATTTGAAGAAGCCTATACGTTTTGTGATTGGGTTGTAAAATATGGAAAAGAAAAAGAGATATATATAATTTTATTGGACACTAATCTAACAGAAAAATATAATGATTTAATTGGAAAATATGAAAAACATCCTAATTTACTTATAGGAAGTCATATCAAGGTTCAGCAATTTATAATAGATAATTATTATGAAGATGTCGAAGGTATCAACAAATAACAACATATTTCATATACCAATCCGAAAGATATACGCTTTCTTGCTATAGTGTTGCTTTCTCTGTAATTTGTTAGGAATAGAGAATTATATTTATTTCTATATTCGTTCAGATATATATTAAATTTGTTCGCAAGATTTTCCTGCTCATCGAGGGTAATTTTAGGCTCTATCACTAATATAGCATATGACCTCGCAGTTAAATTAGCAGTTCTATCTATATATTTTTCTTTTGTCAAATCATCAACAATATACAAGCCTATCTTGCTATTTATATTGTCATCTATACATTTTACTAATATGTTTGTAAAATCCTCAGTATTTTTTACTAATTTTGTAGCTCTATCTATTTTATATTTCTTATTTTTCTGAAGATTATATATTTCCCCACCTATTGTATAATTATTATTAGAGGACAAACTGAATGTTATATTTTGTTTAGAAGGGTAAATATAGCAATTGCTAATATTGCAACCAGCATTAGTATTAGTATTAGTATTAGTATTAGCAGTTTGTTTCGCTCTAAACTGGAAACTACATATTGAATACGACGTATCTTCAAAAACCTGTTCTTCAAATATATTACAAGTAATGATGTCGTATTTTTTAACAAATTTATCTCGTATCTCTATATCCCCCTTGCGTATCGAGCAAAGAAAATTTAATGGTAAAATTAAAATACCCCCCGTGCAATATGAAGCAATTAATAGTTGTAAAAAACATTTATATAAATCATTCGTATTATATTTATTGAAAATCTCCTTATTATCGCATTTATTTCTTGCTAAATAAGGAGGGTTTGTGATTACAAAAGCGTCATCTAAGTTAGGTGGGTTAAGTAATGTATCGCGCTTAATTATAAAATCCTTCTTGGGGTCTATATCATAGCATTCTATATTATATTTGTCGATATCAAGGAAACTTAATAAATCGCCATTACCCGCAAATGGTTCAATGATATTAGTAATATCATCGGGAATATACATATTTTGCAATATATATTTATAATTTGTTGTATAAAATTGACCTAATTGTTGCTTATTCATTATTGTTGAGTAAGTAAGTAATGTTAGAAGATAGAATTATAACACTCTAACATAATCATTTTTTATATATTAAGAAATCTAAGCAATATCTAAGCAATATAAAAGGTTTTATAGGTGGCACTCGGCAGCAGTTTTTTATAAATAGGTTCTATCGCGGTATTACTATTGCGATTTGAGTAATAGAAGAGGATATGCTTGGTCAATATGTCTTTGACGAACACATTTTTATAATATTCTTTTATACGGCTTGAGGTAATAGATAGTATTTTCTTATAAATATCTTTATTTTTTATTATGTCATTGTGAAATAATAATTGGCTTTTATAATCATCATTATAAGAGGTCAGATTATAAAACTTCTTATTTTCATAATAATATTTGAAATAATTCTTAGCACTATCTATGGGTTCGTCTTCGAGTTCATAGCATTCTAGGATATCAATAATATTTTTAATAAATAGCGGCATATTTTTATGCTGGCACCGAGATATTATTCGGTAATACGACATATCCGCATTGTAATTATCGGTATTTACGGCTAATCCAATATAGTAAATGATACCCAGTTTTTTGCGAAGTATTTTGTAAAAGATGCCACTATCAAAATTAAATAGTATTCTTTGCAAATAATAATTTAATATTAGGTATTCTTCGGTAAGGAACTCGATACGCTTTGCTATATGTATTACTATTAAATTATTGTCATCAATAATATCATTCTTGATATTCACTATTTTTATATTCGTATTCGCGTGTTTTATAACGGGATACGCTGGCTTCGCGCTCTTATATTTAATAATCCCAAAATATTTCTTAACATTCTTAATAGCCTCTCCCGTTTTATGCGAAGGGCACGTTATTGTTATAACGAGATTAGTGGTGCTTAAATGTCTCTTAATATACCTGTTGATTGCATCATAGCCAAATCTTTTAATATCTTTAATCTTCCTTTTATAATCGGCTATATAAGAATATTTAGGATATAGGAACTTGAATATATTAAATTTGAACTTATACTCGGGGGCTGACATATACCCCATATACTCTTGAATAATCGCACCTCGTTCCTTTTCAAGGATATTTCTGTCAATATAAAATTTATTTATGGTATTTGATAATATATCCATATAAAAATCGAAGTCTTTGTAAATACCTGATATATACACGCACATCTCATAATCGGATACGTAGGCGTTGCTTAATCCACCGCGCTTATATATTTCCTCGCTGATATAATTAGCATCCTTGTATTTTTGCGAGGTCATACGTCCCAATAAATGCTCGTAATAATGCGTCATACCAAGTTCATCCTCTTTCTCTTGATAATGCCCGAGTAAAAAATTAGCCGATATATAGGTTAAATTAGTTTTCAAGGGCACTATGATAACTCGAATACCATTATTAAGCGTCAGCCTTTTAATGTTTAAGTCCATACGAATAATGGGGGGGTCTTTGCGGTATTATCTATAATATGTGTATATATTTGCTAATCTAATCTAATCTAATCTAATCTAATAATCCAAAGGTTTGAACAACTGAATATAGTTAAATAATATATTTACATAGATATATAAATATTCCATATAACTTAGGCTAATTGTATTATCAACTAATATAGCAAATGTTAAGCATAATTCTAAAAGTTTAGGTATATACATAGTATAATCATAAAGATATAAAGTTGATAATAATGGGGTCGCTACTGCAGCATATAGCATAGTGCAATCACGACCATATATATCTACATCTACACATATCTTATGTGAAAGATACATATGTATAAACTGGAGCATATAAAGGAACTTATAAAAATTGTAGTCTCTCGTAAATAGATAATTGGTTGGTTGATAATAATCAGCAGTGTCTATCCATCTTAAATAGTGTATGAATGAACTGCCGAACAAGAATACATTATAATGTGTGTTAAGGGATACATAGTATAACAGAGATATGTATTGAATATTATTATTACCGATGTAGTATTCGATGTCGTGATATACCTTTGTAGATAATACCATAATGTTCGCTAAACATTTTGTAGATTTACTTTGCGGTTTTATAGTGAAAAGAAAGAGGTCTCTAAATAATTTATTATACATAATTGAAAGTTTGCTTAGAATAAAACCAAATACAACTGCCCATCTCGGATATACGCAATAATGTATCTTAAGAATTACGCGATACCTATCAGTGCGGATGCTGCCGTTATTATTAGTATTATTAGTATTATTAGTATTATTAGTATTATTAGTATTATTAGTATTATTAGTATTATTAGTATTATTAGTATTATTATAGCGAATTATTGGTGTTATATAATGGCATTCTCTGTGAAAGTCAAATCCTACAACATCGCCAGTTTTTATAATATAGTTCTCGGGGATGATATTAAATATAGTCATTATATCTCTATTATCATCGAGACCTATAATAACTCTATAGCAAGATGCAAAGGGAATATAATAGAATGGCCCGTCTATATGCCTTGTATAAAAAATGTTATCTGAAGCATTTTTTTGAAAGTCTTTATTATTATTTGACGGAGGCGACACGTATATCTCGTTCATATCGTGTAATATATCAATGACATAATTGCTTCCAAATGATTTTTTAAACATCTCAGTAATCTTTTTATTTTTTGAGATATGTAAGAATAACTCATTTATGTTTTCTGGCAAATCCTTGAACCACCAATGCGTTGATGTAGTTATGGACGGGTTTTGATGTATTACCCATTCCCGTATACTATTAAGCAGGAAACCCTCATTATTTAATTTACAATTTAATACTCGCGACTTCTGAAATTTACAAGGTGAATATAAAAGCATTCTTGTATTATATTTATTATATCAAATTATTTTATATATTTATAAAAAATGATACATAAGCCTCCTTATATACTAAGATTACAACCTAACAATGGAGCAGACAAACGAACCTAAATACACTTGCACTGAGAATGGTGCTATCGCGCTGGATACATCTGGAAATTGCATTATTGACTACTTTATGATGTATACGCGAACACTCGCGAAGGAGCAAAATCACAAGTATATCGAAGAATGCTGGGCTATTAACCCTGAGAAAACGATTGCAGTTATTTTCAATGGACGCGACAGGCTGAAGGGAAAGAAAGAGAAGGCAGTATCCAATCAAGCGATGCTGTGGTTGCGCGATAACAAACCATATACTTATATGAATAATATTACCACATATATTAACAAATACGGGAGATGGAAGGATTTACTTTATATTTGCTACGAGAACGATTATGATGGAATGATTAATAAGAATTATGAATTAACCTTGTTTGCGAATAAATTGCAAGATGACCTCGAGAATTTAAAGGTTCGCGAAATTAAGGATGATGTGGAGGAGACTGAAGGGGCTATTGATGCTACTGAAGCAATTGATGCAATTGAAGAGAACAACGTAAAGATTAATAATGTATCTCTATGTGCTAAATGGGCTCCAAGTGAGAATGATAGGAATGACAAGCGTAAGCATTTTGCAAAGAAGATTGCCACAATCCTATATGGAAAAGACGATGCTAAAAAGATGGAGAAATATAGGAAGGAATATCTCGCTCCTCTTAGAAAAAAGATTAATATTGTCGAAGCGCTTATGTGCAATAATGAGTGGGACAAGATTAATTACGAAGGTGTTCCTGGTGTTGCTTCGAGAAGACTGCATAAAGCATTCAATAACCACGATAGCGAAAGATATTGCGATTATTTGGCAAAAGTAAGAAGCGGGGATGCAAAGATTAATGTCGCAGGTATTCTCCCACACGAATTAGCAAATTATTATGTTAATCTTCGTAATACACAAGACGAATACGAGGAGAATGAAACAATTGAACTACAATGGAGAACTATTGTAGATAATGTTAAAAGCAGTGGCATTCTCGGGAACTCTTTGGCAGTTATCGATTTATCTGGGTCTATGTTTGGAGCGAGCAACGGAAGCATCCCTGCACAAGTAGCGATTTCGCTTGGCATTATTACATCTCAGTGCTGTAAGGGGCTATTTAAAAACAAGTTCATTACATTTAGCGCCGACCCAGAGTTAGTATCCCTAATCCCCGATGATTTATACAAGGAATATACTGATAAAGGCACTGAACCATCGCTATACACCTGCTTTAAATCATTAATGGGTGTTGATTTCGGATTTAATACGGACTTTGTTAAATGCTGTGATATGATTATTAAATATGGCAAGGATAATAATATTAACGACGAAGATATGCCAAGAAAACTATTTATATTCACAGATATGCAATTTGACGAGGCTACCACTGACAATCGCGAAAATAACAATGTAGAAACACTATATAAAACTATTGTTAAAAAGTTTAAGTCCGCGAGTTATACGCCTCCGAAGTTTATATTCTGGAACTTAAATTCATCTCACAAGCAATCCTTCCCAGTTAATTGCAAAACTGAAGGAACTGCTATGATATCAGGATTTTCAGAGCAACTTCTTAAAATATTTATGACATATGACGAGTTTAAACCTGACATCATTGTCGAAGAAATCCTTGCCCCTTATATTAAGGATATCTTCGTAGAAGATAGTGAAAGGTAAGAAGAGATATGCTATGATATTATGATATTATGATATTATAACAAATATCATAATTGATAAAAATAATTGTTATTAGAATGCTTTAGATATGTTATATATTTATATTTTTTATATTATTTATATTATTTGCATTACTTACTTTTTTCCCTTCTTGCCCTTTGCAAGTTTAGTGGCAGCACTCTTGACGAATGAACCGATATCACGGGTGGATTTGAATATTCTGCCAGGTGTATTACGGATAGATTTTACGGGATTTTTGATAACTTCTTCGACTTCGCTTTCAAAATCTTGAATTTTAACGATTAAGTTAGTTAAAGTGCTTATTAAGATAGGGATGATTATTATAGTGAAAAGTAATATTATGAATAAGAACAGGGATATCATAGTTCCTATAGCGATAATATCACGACGCAGGTCTTCGGAACATTTGCATTTCTCATTCATTAAATATCGAACATAATCAAAGGCATAGTATATGTATACTACAAACGCGAGGAAGAATATGAATGTTCCAAAAGCCAATAATTGAACAACGCCGCTTCCCATATTTTTAGCGATAGTTTTCATTGGTATAAACGCAGTAATAAAGAAATATACTAAGGCGACTATAGTGAAAGTCTTAATAAATTCCTTGTTGCTATGGTCTGAACAGGCGCATCCTATGTTTTCTAACTTAAATATATAGCTCCATATTATTACAAGCAATATTACAAATATTAATTGTATGAATACACTACTATAAAAAGACAAAGTAGTATCGGTATCTTTCATTATTTCTCTATACTATAATAATAGAAATTATTTATTTTTCTATAATATTATATATTAAAAATTTGGTGGAACTTTCGAATGTTTTAATATCAAGCAGTTTTATTTTGTCGATGATTGAAGTATCATTATAGTTTTTTAATATCTTTAGTATCTGTTCCATAAAAATATCTATAATATATTTGTGTATCGCTGGATTATTAATACAATTCATCATATATTCGTATATATCATTTAGTAAGAGGGGGATATCATTGGTTTTATATTTAATCCACAATGTATTTAGATTATGAATACCTTTTTTCCACTTAATATAGTCGCAATATAATTCATACTCGTTATTTAGTAATAGCAGGTTATTGTCGAATATATACTTTGGAGGCAACCATTCCTTATTGTTTTTATAACTATCCCATAATTTATTAATAATACAATCCGAGAATTCTGCATCAAAGTATTCTAACAATTTAACATATAAATTATTATCGCTGTCCGATGCAGCTGCTGTTCCCGCCGCTCCCGATACTCCCGTTTCTTTCGTTGCTTTTATATATGACCAAATAATTAGGAAGACCTCCTCCGTAGTGTTATTATGAATAATATCTTTGATTTTCTCGTAAATGACCTCTTTATTCTTATTTGTTAATTTATTTAAATATCCGATGAGCGTCCTCTTCGTATTAGAAATATCAGAGAAATCGGGTATAATAATATGAACCCTGCTTTTATTATTTACACCGCTATTGCTATTATTACCATTAGCATTATTAATGGCGTGTTTTTCCTTTTTATTAAATAGTTTCTTTTCCCATATCATCTTGGGGTCATAGAACGAATTAAAACAACTGCACGATTTCTTGAGATTTTCAGCCTTCTTAATGATATTGTCTGGAACTTCTATGTTATTATTATATCTATTTTGAAAAATAGCAAGACTTATTTTGATTACTTTATCATCCATTATAATACTAATTATATTAAATTATATTAAATAATCTTATATATAAATGAGATGATATATGATACAATCAGATATCATATAAAAATTATATATATATATTCTAATATATATCATAATATATATTAATTATATGGGTTTCGATTTAAAAAATCAATTTGTAGAGGAACTTGATAATATTTACAAAACTCAATTAGTATATAGGACAATTGTCGTCTGCAATGATGATATCAAGGAATATAAAAGGTTATTGGAAAAGAAGGATTTTAGCGTATATGTGGTAGAAGTAGATGCTATCGCTACAATTAACTATGACGCGTTGGATTATCGGGTTATTCTAATAAAACATAGTTTTTTTGAAGAGTTTCTAAATAATATTATTTCGAATAATAATACGGGCTTTTATACTTACATAGCGTTCACTTATGATAATGAAAGTTTAAAAGAAGCCATTTATAAAAAATACAATAACTATTCTGATATTATTAGCAATATAATTTAATAATATATCATTATGTTAGAATAATATGGTTAAAAATAGCAGAGGCAGAGGTAGCAGCGTAAGCAGCGTAAGCCGCAAGAGTAAAAGCAATGGTATCTTCAATATGTCATTAAATTATGTAATAATTATTGCGTTTGTTCTTGTATTTGCTATCATAATCTCGAATAGGCAGCGAATACAAGAGAATTTCTTTAATAATAATAATTACAGCGTCGAATACTATTATATGGAGAATTGCGGGCATTGTATAGAATTCAATAAATCGGGTATATGGGAACGTCTTAAAAATAAAAATTGGAACAAAGTATCACTTACTAAATACAACAGGGAGGATAACATAGAGCGCGTTCGTAGTATGGATATTACGAGTTTCCCCACAATAGTTATAGTAAATAACACAACAAACCCTCCTACTATCATAGCATCTTATGAAGACGAAAGAACATATGAAAAATTAGTTAGTTTTATATCGAGTTATGACTAATAACTAAGGTATAACTAAGGTATAACTAAGGTATAACTAAGGTATTTAATATATAAGATATTATTAAAGTATCATAATATAATATATTAAAATGGGCGGCGGTTTAACACAATTAGTATTACAAGGGCAAATGGATTCATATATTAATATAAGCCCTTGCATCAACTACTATAAATATGTATATAACAAACACGTTAATTTTTCAATGGAAAATATCCATTTACCTGCAGATAGTAATTCTTCAGTAAATTTAGATAAGGAAGCACTAAATATACTTTTAAATTTTACCATAAAACGTTATGGTGATTTAGTTAGTAATATCTATCTATCTTTTAACATACCAGACATCTTTTCAACTGATACGCATCGATTTAGATGGATTAAAAATATAGGTCATATATTTATTAAAAGGGCTACTATAACATTAGGAGGGAGCACACTCGACGAGGTATATGGCGATTGGATGAACGTATGGAACGAACTAACTACGAAGGACAACTATGAATATAATAAAATGGTCGGGAACATCCCAGAATATGTATCTCCTAACAACAATAATACTCGGTATATTATTAAAAATAATGTATTATATAACAAAATATATCCTACATCTGATAAAGTGAATGACCCTTTAAATCCTTCAATAAAAGGGAGACGTTTGCAGGTTCCATTAAACTTTTGGTTTACGCGTAATCCATCATTAGCATTGCCGTTATATAAATTGATGACGCAAGATTTAAAGATTGAAATAGAACTCAATAGCGTCGAAAAGTTATATCAGGTATGGAGCGATAAACTTAAACTATATGTGGCACCTATATTTTATAATAGTATATATGGGACACAGATTAGCATTGCGACATTTGTAAATAGAGGGAGTTTTATTAACTGCGAATTAGATGTCAACTACGTATTCCTTGATAGCGCTTATAGGAGTTCCTCTTTATTAAGTGGTAATGTTAAATATGTAGTAGATTATGTGAAAGTTGATAAGAATGCAATGCCAATTACTGCGAACGGGACGGATTTCCAATTGACAAGTTCATATAATCATATCAAAGAATTAATATGGGTATTGCGTAGAACAGATATAGAGACGAATTTCAACATATATGATAACTATACTGCTTCGCACGTGTATAATGAAAATATGGGGATATTAGATACTGCACAGATTAAATGGGCAAAAACCATAACCCGCACAGACGAAGATGCGTATTATTATAACAGCATCCAGCCATACCAGCATCATACCAATATTCCGCGCACTGGAATATATTGCTACTCTTTCTCGCTATTCCCTGAAAAAATAGTAGCAGCAGGGTCATACAACAATCAAATGATAGATACGTCCTTGTTTATCAATATTAAAAACAAAGGTAATCAAGATAGCCAAAAAGATATAACATTGAGAAAAGAATACACCTATTTATTTGATTTAATGAGACTAAAAGGAGTAGATTACAAAACGACCAATGAAACAAATGTTAATTTTGATATAATAATATATTCGAAGGTTATTAATGTATTCTCTATTGTCATTGGCGGTGGCGGTAATTTTATGTGGTCAAGGTAAGGTATGTAGGTAAGGAAATACATTTAGATAATTTTTATATCCATCTTTAATAAAAAGAAAATGGATTTACTTGTATTAATACTAATCTTATTATCAGGATACATTATTAAATACTTGATAGATACTATAAACTCGCTTAATAACGAGATTAAGGAGATTAAAATGAAATGTATATCTGCTAAAAATGACGTTAAATTTGAGACGAGCAGTATTAAAAACCCTACTGATAATATGAATGCGGCTTTAATCAAACAAATCTCATATTTTAAAAATTATTTTGATTAGTATGGATTACTATGATTAGTATGATTACCAACACCAACAATATTATATAAATAATAAACGCATATATACATAATATAAGACATCGCTTATAAATGCCTCGTAAAGCGAAAGTAATAGATGATAAGGCGAGTGGCGGCGCAAGCGACCCTAAGAAAAAGAAGAATTTGATGAATACAATAATCAAAGACATATCCGTTGTTGATAACGAGGACATTATATTGCAACTGCCTTTATCGACTGCGCAAATAAATAAATTGAACATCACCGAAAACAATACAATCACCGAGTTCCCCGAGCCGTATGAACCGAATTGCTTTTATATAAATGAAAATAATACCTATAGCACCATACAAGACAACATTATATTTGATAATAATAATAGTGAATATTCTTTAAAAGTATGTCCGAAGGACGACTTCTTAAACTCCAATAATAATTGCTATTGGTGCTGCCATCCGATTGATAATAGGACTTTCGGGATGCCTTACAAATACAATATTAAAACAGACACTTATATATTGTTTGGGAATTTTTGCTCTCTCGAATGCGCGAATGCTTATAACTTTTCTTCTCATTGCGGGAGCGACAAAGTATGGGAGATTAATAGTTTGATACAGATGCTAAGCAAACATTACGGATTTTCGCATCCAATTCGCCCAGCACCATCAAGATTTTTATTGAAGATATTTAACGGACCGATGACTATCGAAGAGTTTCGCAAGGGACACTATACAAATGATAAGACATATATTTTAAACCTCCCACCTATGATATCGACGAACTTTAGCTACGAAGTTGTGAATACCTCGTATCTCAAAAATATAACAGATAATATGCACATCAAGTTAGATAATCAAAATAATAATAGCAATAAAAAAACTAAAAACTCTATAGATAACAAATTAAGTTTAATAGTTTCTCAGAAAATATAAAAAATGATATAAAGACATAATATTCTTTAATATGTGTGCTAATAACTACTTGCAAATAAAAGAGATGACTGAAACTATTTACTTTTCTCCTTACAGAATTTCAACGATAACTTGCAATGCGAATATCGGTAATAATATTAACATCAATCTCGGGATATTATTTGATAATATCAAGGTGATTGAGAATATTATTGATGGTTGCGATAAGGGCATTGTATGGGTTCAATTTATGAAAAACGGGACTGACGTGTCGAAGGGTGTATATCCTAAAAAGCGAAGGAAAAGCAAAAAGAATACGATGAAAAAGAATAGGTTTGATAATCAGGTTACTATTATTTATAAGTTTAGCGACAAGTATATACCTAATGTTAAAATATTTAAAAACGGCAACATACAATTGACGGGTATCAAAGATATCAAGGATACCGAGCATATTGTTAATCACATCATTAATGATATTACGGCAATATATAATAATATTGATAAAGGTATTATTGTTAATGCAGAGCCCGATTATGTATTAGATTTAAAGTATCAAAACTTCAAAATACGGATGATTAATACGGATTTCAAAGTTTATTCAGACCCCGAGTTAAAGAACGGGTTTGAAATCAGGCGCAAAGAAGTCCATAAACTATTTATTAATGACCAGCATAATAATAAGTGCAGTTTTCAGCCAGGTATATATCAAGGCGTGAAACTCGAATATTTTTGGAATATTAATAATAAAAATAAGAATGGGATATGCTCGTGTCCGAAATATTGTTATGGCAAAGGAACAGGGCAAAATATAGGCGAATGCAAAAAGGTCACGGGAGCATTGTTTGAAAGCGGTAGCGTATTGATTACGGGAGGCATTACATTTGAACAGGTTGATGAAACATACAAATATATATGCGACTTCCTCGTAGAACACAAAGAATTAATTAAGAAACCTCAGCCTAATACATCATTAGTATGACAAGTAAAGTTATAAACGGCATTAGCCGCAGTATCATTATTATCATTAGTAGGTATATTATATTTTTTATAATCATTGCTTGATATGCTATTATTACCTGGTCTATTATATGAAGGTATGTGGTGGCTCGCGTAAAAATGCGAACTATATGCAACGGCATTTGGTTCAGTGCGAGGGAATGCATAATTATTCCCCCAAGGCTTTTTATCAAATAATACGTCCCCTGTGTATAACCCAGCATTTTTTAATGGTTCAGGTGCTTCAACATTAGGGCTATAATCTAACTCTGAATACATTAGTTCATTTTTCATTTTTGTATTTATTCTATTACAATAGAAGGAATAAAAATTTAGATATATATTGTAAGTTATTAAGTAAGTTATTTAGTTATTAAATAATATAAGGAGAATTCGCATAATATATATATAAAAATATAATAATGAGTTCTAAAAAAAGGGAGTTAGGAGGTGCTGGTAATAATAGCAAGAAGGCTAAGATAGATGACGGGGCTCCTCCTGACTTTGTTAGCGACGGCTTAGATAACGAAAGTATTCGCACGATAGTCAGAGATATTCGTGGTATTATCAAAGATAGCACGGGAACAAAAACACACGCGAATATAGTTACTAGCATATCAGAAGACGAGAAGTTTAAGTTCTTCATCGAAAGATATCCTATGCTCTTTGATATGGTTACGAAGGAGGTAGGCTTCGATTTCGAGAGCTTAGAGTATTTTCTATCAATGCGTGGGGAAATTATTAAAAGGAATATGACAAGCGATGAAGCATCTAAAGAAGTCGGACAAGTATGGTTTGATAAATATTACAAGAATGCTAAATAATTATTTATTATTTTTTTTACATTATTTACATTAAATTTATAAAAATTGATATAAGAAGTTAGTAATATTTATTAATACAAATAAAGTATTCCCAAGAAATCAAAATGACTTCCGACAATTCAACATTTCAATTTCCAACCAGCCTATACCAACTTATCGAAGAGACATTTAAGACGTATGAAGAACGCAAAGTAATCGGTGAAGATAACAATTACGCGAATTGCCTTATTTCGCTATTGAAGAAATACCACCTCTGGCCCCTGATGAAAGTTAAGAAATTCAAAGGACGCGATGATATCGTATTGCTACACAACACATATTCGAGGAAGAATGTAGATAATTTCAAAGAATTATATGAGCAATGCAGGAGTGTCGTTCTCGACTTTAGCCTTAATAATAATAATATCGTTGTGACGTATGCTAATTCAATCCCCGAGCGAATTGATTACAATACTTACATCAACACATTGTATTCTCCTGAAGACAGAGTATATGAAGCATATGACGGGACAACCATTACAATCTATAATTACAAAGATGAGTGGTATTTCGGAACATCCAGTTGTCCCGATGCGAATAGTTCAAAATTCTCGCATCCTACAAAAAAACACGGGAATATGTTTGATGAAATTCTATTTAAATATTATAAAACGCATTTTACCGCTGAAGATATATCGGCTTTAAGCGCTGATGAAATTTCTTTGAAACTGAGAAGTATATTTGTGCAATACTTAGACCCTCGTATGGCGTATGAGTTTATTATCGTGCACCACGAAAACAAGCATATCATCGATTATACTGGGTTGCTTGGTGAGAATTATATGGAGATGTTTCATATTAATACTAAAAATCGCGATAGTCTCGTTGAAAATGAAATTATGGCTTCTATAATCCCCCCGCTTATCGAACAAGGAGTTAAATATCCTTTGCCGTTTCAAAATATCCAAGAAGCATTTGCTCATATTAATAATACCCCTTATAGTTATGGATTTATTGTTAAGAAGAACGTAGATGGCAAAAATAAATTATATAAAATTTCTACGGACGCTATTAATTATCGCGAAGAGACTGACCCGTGCCACCCAAACATTTGGATGAATATCCTTTCAGTTTATATGAAAAACAAGACGGAATACACAATCAAAGATTATATCGCAAACTATAATCCGAGCATTAATTTGCCACTGGATAACAACGGGCACAAGATAGACCCTACATATCTTGTTCATACAATTATATCAACTATCAAAGATAGTTTGTATAGTTATTATAAAGCGACGACAACCTATTACCCTAATTATAATCGTTATAAAATGAACAAGGATATGGACAAACAATTCCCGCCTATTATTCAGTATCATTTAGCGCAACTGCGTAATCTGCAAATTAATACTTACAAGGCGAAGATGATTAATATGAGTAATGTATATCATTATCTATGTCAGTGCAACGATGTTAATAATATTAAAACCCTCATTCAATTCTTTGCGTCCAACCCGATTAATGAGATGTCGCCGAGAACGTCGATGTGCTTCGCGATTATGACAAGTTTGATATCTTAGAATATCTTAGAATATCTTAGAATATCCTTGAACTATCCTTTAATTATTTTTATAATTTATTTTTTATGTTTATAAAAATAAAAATCGCGCGTATATATAGAAAGAATATAATAATATATATGGGCGTTGAAGAAGAACAACTTGGAGGAGCGATGAGAAAATATAGAGCTATGAGGGCTAAGCTTGCTGGCAAGGCTAAGAAGGTTATGCCTAAGAAGGCTGTTGCTAAGAAGGCTGCGCCTAAACATTCTAAGCCCCCTTCGCGTGCGGCTATGTCTCGCCCGAAGCCGATGTATAGAGGTCGTTTAGGTATGCGTTTAGGCGGACAAGCTTCCGCGATGGATAATCTATTAGGTATGATGCAAACTGGCACTCCTATGTCTGCACCTGCGCAAGTAGCAACCCCTGCTGCACCCCCTGCTGCACCCCCTGCTGCACCCCCTGTGCCCACTGCCCAACAAGTAGCGCAATTCACTCAACAAATGCAACACCAACAAGCATTACAAGGAGGACGACCCCATCGCAGAAGCCGTTCCCCTGCTAAAAAAGCGGCTAAGGCTAAAAAGCCTGTAGTAGGTAAGGCAATGAAACCGCGTCGTAAAAAAATGGTTAAACGCGGTGGTGAAGAGCAGGAACAAGAACAGGAAGAAGAAATGGTAGAAATGCAATCTGGTGGCTTTCAAGCTTTAGAAAATCTTGTAGCCAGTCTATCAGGCGGTGGCTATGGTCGTAAGCGCGTAGTTCGCCGTCGCCCCGCATCACCGCGTCGCAGCCCATCCCCTGTCGCTCGCCGCCGTCGTCGCCCTGTCGCGCGTAAAACTCATTAAGTTAATACATACCAATTTATTTTTTTAATATATTAAAAAATGATATATAAGATAGATATAATATAATTAATAAAGAAAATGCCAACGTTTCAAAATTACTCATACGACGAACTTTCAAAGTGCCATACATTTAATATTAATAATATCGACCTCGCTATTATTAATGGCATAAGGCGGGTTATATTAACTGATATTCCTATTCCTGGTATTATTGGGGAAAAACTAGAGAATGACGACCCAAGCGTCGATATCGTAATAAACAATGGCGCACTTCACAATGAAATTATTATTCATCGCATTGGGCTTATTCCGATATGCCTCAAAGAAGACGAAATAGATAATTACGAAGATAACAGCATTCATATTGAATTAAATGTTAAAAATGCTACTAACAAGACTATGGATGTTAGCACAAACGATATTATTGCTACGCGTAATAATATAAATATTAGCAAAGAAGAACTTAAAGATATCTTCCCTGCTAATAAAATATCTAAAGACCACATCTTAATCACGCGGTTAAGAACTGGCGAACAACTGCATTTTAAAGCAAAGGTTGTTAAAAGGAAAGGTCGCGACAACGCTTCATTCAACCCAGTATCTCTCTCAAACTTTTCATATATCCAAGACCCTAAAGAGGCTGATAAAAAACACAATATTTTGGACAAGGAACGCGCATATTATAAGAATAAGTATGGCGACCCTACGCGGTTCAAGTTTGATATTGAAAGCATAAATCATAATATCGGACCGAAATATCTTGTTTCAAAATCATTAGACATCATTATTAATAAATTAGAAGGTCTTAAAAAAGAATTAAGCAGCGAAACATCTGCAAAGGTCAAAATACAGCAATTCCAAGATATTGAAGGAACATTCGAATTTATTATCGAAGACGAAGATGATACGCTGGGAAATATTATACAATCTTATATTCACAATCATTATATCAGAGAAAATAATAAATACAAAGATAAAATATCCTGCACATTTATTGGCTATATTTGTCCTCACCCGCTTAAGTCCTTGATGATATTACGTATTTCATTGGAGGATGTAAGCGACCCGAAAAGCACCAAAGTATTCGCTGATTTCCTCGAAGCGAACTGCTCGGTAATCGCCGAAGAATTAACAAATATCAGAAATGAATGGACTACATTTGCAATTGATAATATTCAATGATGACAACTAACTTACCTACTTACATACTTACCTACTTACATACTTACCTTTCTTTTTACTTTTATCTAATAATAATATATATTATTGTATTAAATAGAAACATAAGTTCAAAATATGGCAACGGATATTGAAAATATGAAGGATATTGAATATATTGACGAAGAATTAGATGATATTGAATACACCGAAATACTCAGTTTCGAGGAGATGAGTAAAATCAACCCTTCATTTATAGCGTTAGACAAAGAGGAAATATATAATCATTTATATATTTTTTTTAAAGATAAGAAAAAAGCGGGGTTAATTAGGAGTTTATTTTACGAGATACTCAGTAATCGCGATAGTAAGAATGGTAAAATAAGCGATTATACTAACTATATCTTTAATGTTGAAGGCGAACTCGAAAAATACGGCGATGATAATAGCAAGGATGCCACTTATAATTTTATAGAGAAATATAACAAAAATACTGGGTTTGGCGAGTTTGTTAAAAGGAAGTTTTGTGTATCTTATGATAGTAAGTCAGAATTGCTTCGCTTAAAACCTACGCGTAATACAAGTATTGTTATTAATAGCGATGCAGCCGCCCAAGCAGCGTTCCCTAAATATCACTCCGTTGTGAAAGACTACAATACTATGAAATGTAGCCAAATAGATAAGGTAGAAGACATCTATAATATTAATGATGGCGATGATATTAGCCTTCCTATATCAGGGACATACTACAAAATTCCTACATCTACGAGGGATGATTATATGTATGCTAAAATAGCATCGCATTTATTGAATAGTATTAATACTAACTATAAATCCTCAGACGATTACAAAGATATGCACGAATTAATTAAGAATACGCGACCAGATATAAGTAGTATTATTAAAGAGGTTGATAATAGCAAGGATAGTTTCTATCTCGATTATAGTAATATTAATAATATATTCAAAAAATACGATTATTCCTTAGATTTTATTACGGATAAAGATTTGGAAGTCTTGACAGACTATATGTTTTCGATAATAAAGAATGAGAAGGAGAGGAAGAATACCCACAAGGTTTTCAAAATAAAAAAACCCGAATTAATTAATAGGAAATTAACCTTCTTTGATAATATTGAGAAAATATTAAAGGTTATTAATATATCCCCGCAAATCGAGGCTTTCCTTGAAAAAACCAAAGAACTAATACTTAATTACAAAAACGACATAATACAGGATAATGTAGAACCTTTGAAGAATTATAATATATATGATATAATAAAGCAAATCAATGACGACACCATTACAATCGAAGATGTAATCGAAGAACTAAAACTATCAATAAAAACCATCAATATGGATAATGCACTCGAAGCAATCAATGATATATTAGAGGCTAAGGAGAATATCGAAGCGATTAAAGGAGATTGCTATAATACAAGACAGCAATTTATACATTCGCGGACACACATATTTGATTATGATACTGATGGCAAACACTTTATTATCTCCAAACGGGAAAACAAAGCAATCCGCGATGGAAATGATATAGATGATTACGAGGGAACCCACGACGACGATGATATAATCGACGACGAAAACAAAGGGGTCGCTAATGCGGGGAATGCTGCGAATGCTGCTAATGCTGTAGGGAATAAGATTAATAATAACTATGATATGAGTGCATATATATCAAATATACACTTTAGGAATGAAAAGGGATTTATTGATATATTAAAAATAATTTTAGAAATGATTAAGAAGATTAATGATGTCGCTAATATAGACATCAATTACGACGCGCTATCTAACTATTTATTTAAAAAGTATCGCAGCGCATCCACGCGATATGATAAGTATTTGAAAGAGTTTGAAAGCAAGAATATAGAGGATGCCAAGAAATATGCAAAGAAATATGCTGAAATGACACCTGGACATCTTTTAAATATGTTAAATAACAGGCAAATTGAAAAGGTTCATATTGATATAATCAAAAAGGTTAATGATAAGTTTATAGATAACATAAACGTCATATTTTATAATTCGATTTGCTTCTGGATTGTGGATACTCAAGATAATATCAATAAAAATAATATAACTCTTAATATGAACTACCTAAATCCCAGCCATATTGATAAGTTGAATACACGCGGCTTATTGTATTATATTATAGAAATAATAAGCGACTTTTACAAATACAATGATAGCAATGATTACATTATAAATATAAAAGGGTTGAAGAAAACGCTCGTGTCTATAATTGAAGATGAGTATAAAGATGCTGATAAAATGATATTAGATGAATTACTAAATAAGAATACTGCTGACAAGATAAATAGGTGCAGCATTGATAAAGCGAAGTATTCTGATGATGAACTATATTATATAGACAAACTGCTATATACGCCTAACAACAACTCTAAATTTGAGAAAATACATAAGTATATTCAAGGATGCTGTCTTCGTAAATTAGATAATAATTTTAATGATATATCAGATTTTGAAACTACAAATAACGTCGAGATAATCAAGTTAAAGAAACTATATTCGGATGTTCGACTAAGCAACAAAGAAAGGGATATTCGATTTGTTCCGAGTAAGAAGGTATTAAAAAAGAAGGGCAATAAAAAGGGGAAGAAAATGAGCGATGCTAGCGATGACTTCAGTATCGAAGAAGAAAGCGCGGATGACGTGGATACAGACATATATCTTGATGAAATAAGGGGGCAATATGATAATATAAAATACTTTGCTAAAAAACCCGATGTATATAATATAAATAATTATGAAGTTAATGAGTGGCTCGAGGGAATGCAAGGTATCACTGAGTTATTGCCTAATTATTTAATTCAAAATATTATAAATTATGAATTAGACCCCGTTGAAACTGCTATAACTGATAGCATTAAGAAACTTAAAAATGTTAAAAATAATATTAGTGGCGATTTCTTAAATTGCAAATATATTAATTACAAAGAAATATTACTAAATATATGCAAGATACTATATAATAATTTTAATGCTTCTCAAATATACAAAGATAACGAAACATTGAAAGGGAAGGTAATGTCGGCTATTAAAGAGATAAGGAAAAACATTAAGCATCTTTATAAGTTAAATAAGATTAAGAATGAAGATAATGCCGACGTAATAAATACAATAAATATTTTAGTCATAAGTAGGTCTCTAAATTACCCAGTATTAGCAGGTATTGAAAATATACCACCTGAATTTATTACTAACAAAGCAGAGGAAATATATGAATATTTGAAGAATTATTTAGAGGGCAAATATAATAAGTTCTTAACCCCCGAAGAAATCGCTATATTTATTAATGAAAAACGCGAAGAATATAAAAATAAAAAATTAAAAGAAAATCAAAATTTGGATATTGAAGAAAATGATATTCGCAGACAAGTTAAAGCAGCAGGTATAATAAAAGACAACTATAATGTTAATGTCGATGGAGGCGATGATGATGGAGCGGATGGTGATGGTGGAGGTGCTGCTGGAGGTGCATTAGTCGACGATTATGACGACGCAGAGAAGGACGATGATTATGACCCACTAAATAATGTTAATCATAATAATTACGACGATGATGACATAGATATAGATTAGAATGCTACGCACACACTACACGCTACGCACTACACATTATTTATCGCATTCTGTTGATGCATCACAATTTCAGCCGTATTAGAATGTGGAACCTTTCTTAAAGGTGTGTTATTACCAATTGTTCCATTAAGTTGCAGCGGTATATATCTATCTTTAAAACTTTCAGCGACCTGTTTCTTGTATCTATCGGGTATATCTTCAAATGATAAATCGTTGACAAGGTTCTCATATGTCATTGCTAATAATTTGAACTCGGCATCATCTATTTCATTATCATTTTCAATTTTACCCGTTAATAATAATAACTGCTGTCCTATTCTACGGAACAGGTCGCATTTTTCAGAGGCTTTTATACTATTATTAAGCGACATTATAAGGACGCTAACTGCATTCACGCAAATATTTGGTATTTTTACTGCTTCTGCATCATCACTGATGCTATTTATCACGCACATAGCACTACTTGTTAATACCAAAGGTATCGCGAATATGAATTTAATTGCCGACCAGTAGCCACTTGCTTTACTACATAACAATACAAGTGCCTCCGTCTTTGATAATAGTTTCTCTATTTTAAAATCAAGGTTATGTCCCCTATTTTCATATCTGTCTTCGTTTTTTTCATTCATTATATTTAATATTAATATTTAAAAAAAATAATTAGTATTAAGAATTAGTATTAAGTATTATTCATAAGAACTAACTTATTATTAAGGTCTTCTATGGTTTTCTGCTGGGTATCTATTCTAGCAGTAAGTTCTTGTATTGACTTCGTTAATAATGGTATGATTGACATATATTCAATTGTATATTTATGACTTTCATTTATTGGCACATTAACGGCTTCAGGAATTATATCGTGCAAATCTTGCGCTATAAAGCCATAGCTCTTCTTATCGCCTTCATTCTGCTCAATAGTTAAGTAAGATACAGGGTTAATTCTATTAATCAACTCAAGCGAATTACTAATAGGCTTGATATCTTTTTTATATCTTCTATCACTAATAGTCGAATAGTTAATCGCATTAATTGTTCCATTCACATCTAATTTACACGCGGGGTTAGTATTCCCTATTCCCACATTATTATTATTGAAAATATTAATTATAGAATATTCGGCAGGTTCATAAGGGGTTCCAAGTTGCCATATCTCTTGAACGTTCCAAGACGACGAGAGGACTGCGCTATTAGAATTATTGTAATACGCGGGTCTATTCAAATATATTTTACCTTCTTGCGAATTATCTCCTAATAAAGAGCACCATTTAGCCGTGTAATATATAAAATCGCTAGATGTCGCGGGTAAATCAAAGAAAGAACCCGCTATATTTGCCACAAAATAGGAAGACGTGCTCGACTCGGCTCCTAAGTTATGCGAAAGCCAGCAAGAAGTCCCCTGATTATCTATTAAGTTATTGCCATCAGCCTCTGTTATATGCGTCCATTCGCCGCTTTCTCCTATCTTGCGATATAAGCGAAGCCCCCACCATCTTGCGTCTGTCCCATAATCAATCCCGATATGGCAAGACAAATGAACAAGAACCTTAGATGAAGGGTGTGTGGGTTTAATGCGAACACAAAAACCTTGTATCTTTTCATTAACAATACTTATATTATTATCTATAAATTGCCAACCATATCCTGTCTTAACCACTATATCCCTGTATATATTAAATAAGGTCTGTATTGACATATTTTGGCATATTACTGCATTCTTTGGGATAAACGTCGTTTCGAGTTGCCATATCTCTTGAACATTCCAAGAAGACGAAAGGAGTGCGCTATTTGAACTATTATAAGTCGCTGGTCTATTCAAGTATAGCTTGCCATTTTGGGTATTGTCGCCTAACTGGGAACACCATTGCGCCGTATAATATACATAGGTGTCCATTGCATTTGGGAAATCATAATAAGCGCCCGACACATTTGCTATAAAATACGAGTAGGTGCTCGTATCCGCTCCTAAATTGTGCGATAGCCAGCAAGGTGTCCCGTCGTTATAACTATTGCCATCAGCGTCTGATACGTGTGTCCAAACGCCATCTTCGCCAATCTTACGATATAACCGAAGTCCCCACCATCTCGCATCTGTCCCGTAGTCGATACCAATGTGGCACGTTAAGTTAATTAATATTTTAGAAGTATAATGGTTTGGTCTAATGCGAACACAGAAGCCTTGAATGTTATTATTAATAACTGCTATGTTATTATCTATAAACTGCCAACCGCTCCCAGATTTCTCAACAACGTTTTTATATATATTAAATTGCGTTTGCGTTGGCGTATATTTAGTCACAATACCGCCTTTAGGGAAATAGGATGTTTCGAGTTGCCAAATTTCACTTACATTCCACGAGGATGAAACAATGGGGGTATTTAAAGCATTGATTATTGCAGGTCTATTCAGGTATAATTTGCCATTTTGCGAATTGTCGCCAAGCAGTGAGCACCATTTTGCGGTATAATATATATATTCTTCAGATATATTTGGCAGGTCATAATAAACACCTGATACGTTTGCTATAAAATACGAGTATGTGCTCGTATCCGCTCCTAAATTATGAGAAACCCAGCAAGTAGTCCCATTATTATTATTGTAATCAGTGCCATCGGCATTTGAGAGATGTGTCCATTCACCTGCTTCGCCAATCTTACGATATAACCGAAGACCCCACCATCTTGCATCTGTCCCATAGTCGATACCAATATGACACGTTAAATTAATTAATATTTTTGAAGAATAATGATTAGGTTTAATGCGAACACAGAAGCCTTGAACTTTGTCATCTATAATATTAATATTATTATCTATAAACTGCCAACCACTTCCAGATTTCTCAACAACATTTTTATACATATTAAACTGCGTTTGTATGGGGCTATATTGTGATAATATAGATGAACTTCCAGTATATGTTTTGCCATTTGGGTATATCATACCATTTTTATATAAATCGCCTGTAAAGTTAACGTCCCCTGTAATATCTAAATTATTGCGTAAGGTTGCTAAGTTATTTACTATAAAATTCGAGTTAATAATTACATCCCCATTAATCTCGAGGTCATCATTATATTTATTATTAACTATAAATTTGTTTGAAGCACTTGGGTCTTCATAAATCATATCCGTAGTTAAATCAGTAATTCTCTTTGATATAACATTGCTAGTCGCTAATACATAATTACTGCTATTTCTATCATTGGCATTCATATTGTATATTAAGGTTGATATGCCATCGCCTAAATTTGAACTTGTAGATAATACATAGTTGAGTTGAAATTCACTAACTTCGTTTATCTTGTTAATTAAACTGGTATTGACGAAGGATATATAGTTGCAAGAATTGTAATCATTGAAGTTTGCTTTCTTCACTAAGATATTGCTAGTCTCAAATACGTAATTGCTAGTATCATCAATAACATCTCTATTATTTTTTTTGTAATTACCAGCAATATGAACATCGCCATTATTAGCAATAGTAAAGACATTCGTAGTTATATTAGAAGCAACTAAGATATCTCTAAAGTTGTCTTTCTGTTGTATCATTAAAGCGCTCGAAGTATTATTGGCATTAACTATCTCAATCCTTTCAGTCGCATATACAATCGTTTCTAATGTTGTGCTTTCACCAAGAACGATTAGGTTAGAATTAATAGTTAAATCTCCATTCACAAGCAAATTATTATTATATCTATTATTAACTATGAATTTGTTTGCAGCACTTGGGTCTTCATAAATCATATCCGTAGTTAAATCAGTAATCCTCTTCGAGATAACATTGCTCGTATGTAGCACATAGTTGCTCGCATTCAAATCATTAAAGTCTGCTTTAGCCACTAAGATATTACTTGTTTCTAATACATAATTACTACTATTGAAATCATTAAAGTCTGCTTTAGTTATTAAGATATTGCTAGTTTCATATACATAATTACTTGCATTCAAATCATTGAAGTTTGCTTTAGTTATTAAGATATTGCTAGTTTCATATACATAATTACTTGCATTCAAATCATTGAAGTTTGCTTTAGTTATTAAGATATTGCTAGTAGCAAGAACATAATTACTTGCATTCAAATCATTAAAGTCCGCTTTAGTTATTAAGATGTTGCTAGTAGCAAGAACATAATTACTTGCATTCAAATCATTGAAGTCTGCTTTGGCTACTAAGATATTGCTAGTTTCATATACATAATTACTTGCATTCAAATCATTAAAGTCCGCTTTAGTTATTAAGATATTGCTAGTAGCCAACACGTAATTACTACTATTCAAATCATTAAAGTCCGCTTTAGTTATTAAGATATTGCTAGTAGCCAACACGTAATTACTACTATTCAAATCATTAAAGTCTGCTTTGGTTATTAAGATGTTGCTTGTAGCCAACACGTAATTGCTAGTATCATCTATAACATCTCTATTATTTTTTTTATAATTACCTACAATATTAACATCTCCATTGTTAGCGATTGTAAAGACATTCGCAGTTAAATTAGAGGCTACTAATATAGCACTATTGCTATCCTTTTGTTGTATCATTAAAGCAATAGAATTAACATCCGCATTTACTACTTCCATTCTTTCAGTTGTATATACAATCGTTTCTAAAGTTGTGCTTTCACCAAGAACTATTAAATTAGAATTAATAGTTAAATCTCCATTCACTAAGAGATTATTATTATATTTATTGCTTACTATAAATTTGTTTATAGCACTTGGGTCTTCATAAATCATATCCGTTGTTAAATCAGTAATCCTCTTTGAAATAACATTGCTTGTTGCCACAATGTAATTACTTGCATTCAAATCATTGAAGTTCGCTTTAGTTATCAAGATATTGCTAGTTGCCACAATGTAATTACTTGCATTCAAATCATTGAAGTCTGCTTTGGTTATTAAGATATTGCTAGTTGCCACAATGTAATTACTTGCATTCAAATCATTGAAGTCTGCTTTGGTTATTAAGATATTGCTAGTTGCCACAATGTAATTACTTGCATTCAAATCATTAAAGTTCGCTTTAGTTATCAAGATATTGCTAGTTGCCACAATGTAATTACTAGCATTCAAATCATTAAAGTCTGCTTTAGTTATCAAGATATTGCTAGTTGCCACAATGTAATTACTAGCATTCAAATCATTAAAGTCTGCTTTGGTTATTAAGATATTGCTAGTTGCCACAATGTAATTACTAGCATTCAAATCATTAAAGTTCGCTTTAGTTATCAAGATATTGCTAGTTGCCACAATGTAATTACTTGCATTCAAATCATTAAAGTCTGCTTTAGTTATCAAGATATTGCTAGTTGCAAGAACATAATTACTGCTATTCAAATCATTAAAATCTGCTTTTGTTATTAAGATGTTGCTAGTAGCCAATACATAATTACTTGCATTCAAATCATTGAAGTCTGCTTTAGTTATTAAGATGTTGCTAGTAGCCAGAACATAATTACTGCTATTCAAATCATTAAAATCTGCTTTTGTTATTAAGATGTTGCTAGTAGCCAATACATAATTACTTGCATTCAAATCATTGAAGTCTGCTTTAGTTATTAAGATGTTGCTAGTAGCCAGAACATAATTACTGCTATTCAAATCATTAAAATCTGCTTTTGTTATTAAGATGTTGCTAGTAGCCAATACATAATTACTTGCATTCAAATCATTGAAGTCTGCTTTAGTTATTAAGATGTTGCTAG